GTGTAAATAATGTATATCCACCAGCACCATTTGTATTTGCTGTAATTGTTACTTTTCTTACATCAAAAAATTCTCTAAATAATAAAGCTGTTATTGTATGACCTGCTTCATGATATGATACCAATTCTTGTTCATCTTTATTTGGTTCTTTTGATAATAAAGGTAATCCAATTGTTATTTTTTCATAGGCATCTATTAAATTTTTTGAATTTATTTCTGTATTATTTCTTCTTAATGCTAAGATTACTGCTTCATTCGCCATATTTTCTATATCAGCACCTGAAAATCCACTTGTTATTGCTGCTATTTCATCTAAATCTGTATTATTTTTAACTGTTTTACCACGAAGATGGACATCTATAATTTTGCGACGACCTGCTAAATCAGGTAATCCTACACGAACTTTACGATCAAATCTTCCTGAACGAGTTAAAGCTGAATCCAAAATATCAACACGATTTGTAGCAGCTAATACAATTAAGGAATCTGTTTTCTCAAAACCATCCATATTTGTTAATATCTGATTTAAAGTTTGTTCTCTTTCTTCATTTCCTCCTCCGCCAAATTGTTCGCCTCTTTTTCTACCAACTGCATCTAATTCATCAATAAAAACAACACAGGGCGCATTATTTTTAGCAGTATCAAATAAATCTCTTACGCGGGATGCTCCAACACCAACAAACATTTGAATAAATTCAGATGCGGATGCTTGAATAAATGATACTTGTGCTTCACCTGCAACAGCACGAGCTAATAATGTTTTACCTGTTCCTGGTGGTCCTTCTAAAAGAACACCTTTTGGAACTTTGGCACCAGCATCATTAAATTTTTGGGGATTCTTTAAAAATTCAACAATTTCTTCTAATTCATATTTTGCTTCATCACAACCTGCTACATCTTCAAAATTTGTATTTATATCTTTACTATCAACTACTCCTCCAGATTGTAATTTGGATACACTCATAGGATTCATTCCACCAGGACCACCCCCACCTCTTAATTGTTGAATAAATGTAAAAATTATGCTTATTACAAAATAAAGTATAACACTATTTACTATAAAACTGATTGGATTAAAACCTCCTGCCATTTGATTACCTTGATTGCCTTGGTTAGGAAGTTGAGTAATTGTATAGAATATATCATTTTTTATTAAAGTATCTACTAATATATCATTCATTTTTTGAATACCAGATTCAATATAATGTAAATTCTCTAAACTAGGGTAAGCTCCTTTATAGTTATTATCTATTGCTACCATTGCCTTTATATTTTCTGTAATTGGATTCTTTAATAAGCTAGCACTATCTATATGTTTATGCGCAGCTTCATTTATAAATTCATTTATACTCCATTTTTGTAAATTATCTGATGAGCGTGCTAAACTATTTATTACTTCAATAGGATTATAATCAGGTGATTGTGTCATTTTTATAGATGGTAAATTTCTGCTATGCTTATTACTAGCTAAATAAGGTGTAAATGAAAATGATTCTCCTAATGAAAACATAGTAATTAAAATTAATTTAACAATTTTCATGTTATAAATATTATTAAATATATTTATTTAAATCAAAATATATTTAATTCAAAGTATTAAATCATTTTCTATTTTTTCTTTTTATATTTTTTAGATCTTTTAGATCTTTTTGATTTTTTTGTTTTTTTTGATTTTTTCGTTTTTTTTGTTTTTTTTGTTTTTTTTTTTATACCAAATGAAGTAGTTCTTCTTATTTTCCGAGCTAATTTTTCATCATTTTGTATTTGTTTTTCTATTTCATATTTTTCTAACCAATCATTTAATTCTTCAACTTCCTCATCAAGATCATGTCCTTTTTTTAATTTTTCTTCTTCTTTTTTTATCCAATCTTTGCGAACTTGTTTTGCTAAATTTTTTTCATTCTCTCTTTCTTTTTTTGCGAATTCCGCTTTTTTTATTTTTTCATAAGTTTGTTTTTTTAATTGATTTTTTCTATCAGTATCATCTATTATTTTTTCTAATTGTTTTCTTTTAAAATTTAAAACATTTAATGCTTTTATTGATTCCTTTAAATTTGTGTTTTTAACAAAGTTATCTAGTTGATTATTTGGTTTAAAATTTTTTCCAATATTTGCTCTTTGCCTTAATATTAAACTTTCCATATTATCTATTTCTTTAATTTTTTTACGTGCATTTTCAGCATCTACGCTTGGTAACAATTTGCTTAAATCTACTTCTTTTATACTAGATGAACTAGGAATATTTCTTGATGTCTGTATTTGTGATAATTGATTTGATTTTAAAATATCTAGACTTTTTTGAGTTCCTTGTGGAAGTTTTCTAGTTTTATTATTTTTATTAAATGTTTCTTTTATTTTTTTTGAATAATTATTTAGCATTATATATAATAATTTATATTTTATTTGTTTTTTTTTGATAGTTTTTTCTGTTTAGATTTTTTATTCCTTTTTCGTGTAGAATTATTTTTACTTTCATCCATATAACCTATAAATTTTACAAAAATTTTATCATTTATTACATCTTTATCTTTTAAAATTGTATTATTCATTTTTAATATAGTTTTTTTTTCATGTGGTTCTAAATTATAATTAAATCCAGGTAAAATAGCTAAATTTTGGAATTTATTTATTTTAGGGTTTAGTTCTTCTATTGATTTATACATTATATATATAATTATATAATGTAATAGTATTTATTCTTTATTATAAACTCTTTTTATTGAATTACTTGTAGTATAAGTTCTTTTATTTTTTATAAATTTTAATAATTCTTTTGATGTATCATCTTTAAAATATTCATTTAAACAATCTTCCAAAAATTTGTAAGTTAATACATTTGCCACTTTTGTTTCAGTAAAACTTAATTTTCCATCACTTATATTAATTATAGGATTATTTAAATTTCTTTCATTAAAATGATTCATTATATCTGTTGATAAACTATTTTTCTTATCTCTTATTGATTTAATTTGTTCATTAATTTTTTTTTGTTGATTATCTAAAATAACCCATTCTTTTATATTTTTTTCTACTGACATAAATTTATATAAAGAAACTAAATAATTATTTATATTGTTTACAAATAATTATTTATAATTAATTTATCTTCTTTTGGTTTTGCGTGATTTTTTAGCAGCTTTTTTGGATTTGCGTGTTTTTCTTTTTTTCATGTATTGGTTTAACAATAATAAAGCAGCAGGGACAGAGGCATCAGTTAAGAGACCTCCTCCTCTTCTTGATTTTCTTGATTGTTTTCTGCGACGGCGACCACCAGCTTGTAAAGCCATTTTATATATATATACAAAAGAAAAAATTATAAATCTTTTTCTTTTTTAATATAACGAATTAATATTATTAAAACTCCTAAATGTAAAAGAAAGCTGGAAATTATAAAAAATACAAAAAAAAATAAATATATTGATAATTCCTTAAATAAATATTCTAAAAATGGTTTTATAATTTGTTTTATTTCATTTTTTATTTCATCTGATTTTAAAAAATTTATACATTCATCTAATACAATGTTCTTTTTTATTTTTTTCATTATATTTATAAAATAAACTATCTAAATTTTTAAATTAATATTGCGTGTTAATTAATTATCATTTTTCTGTTATTTATTTAATTATAAAAATGAACAATCAAGTTTATGATTTAAATGAACCATTCGATTTTTCAATTATTAATTTAGGAAATCCTACACTCATAAATAATAATAATTATTTTAGTAAAATTTCTCAAAATCAAATTGGTAAAAATTTTTACATACAATTTCCTAAATGTTCTACAAAAAATGGTATTGTTAAAGGTAATAATAAAACTTATTGTGAATTAAATTTTTCTATGGCTGATAAAAATGTTATGGATTTTTTTGAAAATTTAGAAAAAGTATGTGTAGATAAAATTTATAATAATCGTGAATTATGGTTTTATGAAGCAAATTCTATGGAAAGAAATGATATAGACGAATTATGGTCTACTATTATGAAACCATATAAACATGGTAGAAATTTTTTAGTTAAAGTTAATATTAAATCAGATAAATTTCTTATTTATGATGAAAATGAAAATAAAATTGATTTTGATGATTATGATCCAAAATTAGAATTCATTCCTTTAGTAAATATTAATGGAATTAAATTTTCTAGTAAGAATTTTATGATTGATATTATTTTATCACAAATTATGACGATTTCTCCTGCTGATGAATTTGAAAAAACACCATTAATAAAAATAAGTAGTAAAAATAAAAAAATAGATACTAAAAATTTAATCAATCATTTAGAAAATAATGATCAAAAAATTAGAAGAGAAGAATTAAAAAAAACTAATTCTGAATCTGAATCTGAATCTGAATCTGACTCTATACTAGAACCTCCACCAGAACTAGAAAAAGAACCTGAAAAAGAACTAGAAAAAGAGCCAGAACCCGAAAAAGAACAAGAAATTGAAAAAGAACAAGAACCTCAAAAAGAACAAGAACAAGAACTCGAAAAAGAACAAGAACCTGAAAAAGAACAAGAACAAGAACCTGAAAAAGAACCTGAAAAAGAACAAGAACCAGCAATTGAACAAGAATCTGAAATAGTAGCTGATACTAATGAAATAAATGAAAAAAAATATGATTATTTATTTAATAATGAAATAGAATCTATTGATGTTTTAGACTTAAAAGATAATACTGAATCAATTGAATTAAAATCGCATCAAGCAATATATTTAGAAATATATAAAAATGCCAAAAAAAAAGCAAAAGAAATTAGAAAAAACGCAATAGAAGCATTTTTGGAAGCAAAAAATATAAAAAATAGATATAATTTAAGCACTTTAGATAATTCTGATAGTAGTGATGAAGAAGATAATTTTGTAAAAATGAATTATTAAAAATTAAATTTAAATTTAGATAAATAATAAAATAATTATGAAAATATTTTATTATTTATTTTATATAAATGGCTGCTTTAAACAAAATGTTTAAGAATTTAAAAAACGAGCATATTTTAGGAATCGTTGGTTTAGTATTTTTAGTTTTCGTTTTATATCAATACACACAAAACAAAGATGTTATCCAGATGGGTATGACCGGTTTAAGCCCAGGCGAAGTATCAGCTCCCAGTGAACCAATCCAAAAACCAAGTGTTCAGGGTGCGGCGTCATCAAACACCTATGCCCCATTCAATGGTGCCAGCGCGCCAGCTGTAGCTAACTCAGCTACTACCCCAGCGGCGGCGAATAAACCCATTGCTAACCCAGCTGATTTATTACCAAGTGACTCAAACAGCTCATGGGCCAATTTAAACCCTGTTGGTGATTTAAAAAATGTTAATTTATTAAACCCAACTCAGTTAGTTGGAATTAACACACAGGGTTCATCTTTAAGAAACGCCAACTTACAGTTAAGATCTGAACCACCAAACCCAAGAACCAACACTAACTGCCCATGGAATGTATCAACAATCGAAGATGACAAATTAAGAAAACCATTAGAAATTGGCACTTCTGCTTAAATTAACTATTAACTATTAACTAATTACAAAATATTATAGTATTATTATTATAATATTTTATATTATATGAACAATAACATTTTTAATTGGATTTTAGTTGTATTTATATTAATTATATCATTTAAAATTTATATGAATTCCGATTCGTTTCAATTAAGATGTATTATTTCAGATATTAATGGTAATAAATATTGTGTAAGAGATAGAGCAAAATTAGAATTAGCTGCTGATAAATTAGCAAATGTAAATATAAGTTTAAATAAATTAGTTAAACATTTAGCTGAAAATTATTCAGAAAAAGAAAATGTTAAGCGTTTAGTAGAAAACTATAATCCTCAAAAATTATATGAAACTTTACCAACAAGTGAATATACAGCATATAGTGAAAATAAAGGAGAAAAATTAGCATTCTGTTTAGATACTGAAAAAAATAGTAAAGGCCGTTTAATAGATTTAAATACCTTAACTTATGTAGCATTACATGAATTAGCACATATAGCTACAAAATCTATTGGTCATACAACAGAATTTTGGGAGAACTTCAAATTTTTAATAACAGAAGCAAAAAAAATTCATATATATGAACCTGTAGATTATAAAAAAGAACCAGCAAGATATTGCGGTATGAATATTACAGATAATCCTTACTATGATTTATAATTTATTTTCATATATTTTATCAAATATATTAAAATCATATAAATGATTTACATAACCATTATTGTGAATACTTTTACTTTTAAATTTAAATTTAGTAGCATCTAAATGAGGAAAAAAAGTATCACACTCAAAATTTTTATCAATATAAGTTACAAAAATTTTATTTATTTTTAATGTGTTTTTTTTTGTATTATATTCATTTAAAAAATAGTTGTAAATTTTTTCACCCCCTATTATCCACACCTCTTCATATTTTTTTTCTTCAACAAAATCTTCTAATTTTTCTATATTATTAAAAGATTTTGATATATTATTTGAATTTGCATTAATTGTATCTATATCAATAGTTGATGATAATATTAAATTATCTCTATTTGGTAATCCTTTTGAATTTATACTTGTCCATGTATTTTTACCCATTATAATTGCATTTTTATTATTACCAGTTGTTAAATTTTTAAATTTAAGTAGATCACTTTTAACCTTCCACGGTAAGGTATTTTTTATACCGATACCATTATTTTTACAAATAGCAACAATTATATTAATGTTCATTATATATATATAAAATTATATGGTTGTATTTATATAGATGTCAAATATATTTAAGTTTTATATTAATAATAACAATGAATTATCCAGTTTATACTTATTTATTAAAAATAAATATTTGAATAAAGAATTAGATATATCTATTGAAGAATTACAAAAAAAATTTTATGATGCCAATCAATTTATTCAATCTGATGTATTTACCAAAACTTTTAAATCTGATTTTAGCGAATTAGATATGAAATATATTAAAGATTATAATATTAAAATTTATTTTATAGATGATAATATTTACAATGATGATACTTTAGAAACTATTAGATTTAAATTTATTAAATATTACAATAATAATTTAGATGATGAAACAAATAATATTTCATATGAGGAATTATATTTATATGGATTAATAAACAAAAATTATAATTCTGCTGAAGTATATAATATATTATCTAATAATAATTCTAATAAAATTACTAATGATATTCTTAAAAAATATTTACTAAATGTTAATGAACAAATTTATATTTATACTAAAATATTTGAATTAAATAATTCAACAGAAAAAGATATATACAATTATGATGATTTAAATAGTATTAATATTGAAAAAATTAATATATTAACACCTATTGGACAAAATATTAATAATAAATTACCATATATTTATACTACTAATCCATTTCATGTTATTGAATATGATAATTATATTAAATCCAATATTTATAACTCTTTAAGCACAAATAATAGCAGTTTATTATTTGAAAATAATATTGTTAATAATACATTATATGTTTGTTTATTTGATGATATCATTAATTATTCAAAAAAATTTAATCTTGATGAAGAATTAACAATCAAATTATATTTTCCACTTATTTCTATTAATAAAATTAATAGTTATAGTGAATTTATTAATAAAAAACAAAATTTTATCAATAACACTAATAAATTTATTAAATCTGAGTCATTTATTAATAAAAATAAAGTTATTGATTTATTTTATAATGTTAAATATTCTAATTATGAACCTTTAAAATATATTTCTACTGGTATAAAAAATATTAATTTTGTTATACATTCTAATATTAATCTTAATTTATCACTTGAATCTTTCTTTAAATTAATTAATAGTAATAAAAATATACCATTTATTAAATATAATCCTGGTAAAAAATTAGAAAATGTCTACAGACTTTATTCTAATAAAATATCTAAAAATAATAGAAAAATTCCTTATTTATCAAAAGAACATATTATTAAATATTCTAAATTAATTGGTAAAAATAATACAGTATCTATGGTTATTATTAATTCTGAATCTGAGTTATTTTCAAATAATGTTAAACAATTCACTTTAGAAATAGATGTATATGGTGGTATCAATATAAAAGTAAATTTAACTAATAATTTATCAATAGAAGATCTTAATAAAGTTATATATGAAAATATTAATCCTATACTTAATTATATATTTAAATATTCAAACAAAGATTATAATGTAATTACATCATTTAATTCATTTTTAGATAATAATGTTGAAATATTAAATATAGATTATTCAAGTAAAATAGAAACAAAAAATAATATTAAGTCCTTAAATAATATTAAAAATTGTTTATATTATATTTTTAATATAATAGTTGATAAAGCAAAAGAAAAAGAATTTCGCTATAAACGCGTTTCTTCATATAATGAAATGAATGATAAAGATGCGTTTATTATAGAATTACTTAAACAACAAGTAAAAGCAAAAAATATTATACAAAATTTAAAAGATAATTTTAATATTAAAACTATTGAAAAAGCAACAAATATATTTGAATCTGCTATACAACAAATTGAATTACATCAAAATATTCATAATTATAAAAAATTGAAAGTTAAAGATTCTCCTGGATTTTTATTTAAAATAGATAATAAATCTAATAATTTAATTGATATTAGTGTTAAAAATATAGATAATATTAGATATATTAAATTTATTACTTTATATATTGATAGTATTTTGAAGTTATCATTTGATAAAGATAATAATATAGATTTATCTATTTGTAAATCATATAAAAAAAATGATAAAGAATATATTAAAGATATTATTAATGAGGAAGCAGATTTAAATTTAAAAAATAATATTGATGTATTAGAAAATGAAGAATTAGATTTAACTGATCATAATATTTTAAATCAATCTGACGATGATGATGATGATGATGATGAAAATGGTCTATTAGGTATTTTATTAGATGATTCTGATGATGCTGATGATGATGATGATGATGATAAAAAACAATTAGAAGATGAAATTGAAGATGAAATTGAAATTGAAGATGAAATTGTAATTGAAGATGAAGAAGATGAAGAAGACGATGATGAATATGAAGATAAAGATGAAATTAAAGATGAAGAATTAGAAGAATTAGAAGAAATAGATGAAAAAGAAGAATTAGATACACAAATTACTAAAAAAGATGAAGATAAAGATGATATTTTAGATAAATTTAAAGAGTCAACAAGAGGAAATCCTATATTAAATAGATTAGAAAAATATGAACCAAATTTATTTAAAGTAAAAACATATAAACCAAATTTAAATAAGCAAGCTAATTTAACCAAACAAGATGAAAATAAAAATTTTGTAAGTTATTCTAGAATATGTCAATCAGCAAGACAACCAGTAATTTTAACAGAACAAGAAAAAAATGAAATACTTTCTGAAAATAGTAATATAAAAGAACAAGATATACTTGAATATAGTAGTAATAAAAATGAAAAATATTATTATATATGTCCTAGATTTTGGGATTTGGAAAGAAATAAAATATTAAATAAAAAACAAGTTGATAGTGGAGAATTTGGAAGATTATATAGCAAAAAAAATGGTGCTGGTAATATATATGAATTATATGAATTAAAAGATAAAGAGAAAGAGAGAACACCAGGATTTTTAAAAGATATTGTAAAAGATAATAAAGGTAACGAATTTTGTTTACCTTGTTGTTTTTTTAAATTGAAAAATTCTAAAAAAAAGGATGCTAATATGCGAAAAGTATGTGATATTAAAACTAATATTGCTAAGCAACAAGATTTAAAATATGTTATTAGGGAACATAAATTTCCACTTGAACAATATAAAATAGGCAGAATGCCTATAAATGTTAAAAAATTTTTACAATTTGAAAATGATAATTGTATTAATGATGATAATACTTTAAAATATAAACATTTATGCTTATTAAGATATGGTGTTGAAAATAATTATAATAATTCATTTTTGGCTTGTATAGCAGATGTTTATAGTAAAGAAATATTAAAGTCAACTAAAACAATATCGATTAGTGAAATGAAAAAACAAATTATATCATTATTAACAATAGATAATTTTATTAGATACAATAATGGAAATCTGCCACATATATTTTTATCAAAAAATATAAATGAAGATTTTTTAGATTCAATAGATGTAAATAGTTTACCACAAGATAGTTTATTATTCAAAAATTTAGATAAAGATAATAAAATCCATATGAATTTATATAAAAAAATAGTAGATTCATTTGAAAACTTTAAATTATATTTAAATAGTGATGATTATATAGTAGATTATACATATTTATGGGATATTATATGTAAACCAAATGAAAAATTATTTCCTAATGGTATTAATTTAATAATTTTAGATATTACAAGTTATGATGTTACTGATAATATTAAAGTAATATGTCCAAAACAAACTTATTCAAATGAATTTATAGATGATAATAAAGAAAATTTGATATTATTAAAAAAAAATAATTATTTTGAACCAATTTATTATATAAAAGCCGATATAACAAATATTATAAAACCATTAATATCATTTAATTTTGATAAAAATGAAATTAAATTAAATTCATTTAAAAGAGTTCTAATTGCTTTAAAAAATGATTTAAATGAAAATTGTAATTCAAAATATGAAGATAATAAATATTCATTTCAGAGAAATATTTCATTAGATAATCTTATAAAAATTTTACAGAAATCTCCATTTAAATACGCAATTGATTATCAAATTATGGATTATGAAAATAAAATAATAGGTGTTGTAGTTAGTAATTCAGAAAAATTTTTAGATTATAGATTTATACCTTGTCATCCATCTAATTTAATTGATGATAATGATATACCATTTCTTATGATGGATGATTATGATAAAATTAATTATTATACTAATTATAATGATACAAAAAACTTTTTAAAAAAAATTTATGAAGATAGTAATAATATAATACAAACAAATCCTATATATAAAATTATTAATGATGGAGCTATTGTTGGTATATTAACTAGTGGAAATCAATTTGTAATGATTAATAAACCAGAAACTTATATTAAAGATGACTTATTAGAATTATCTGATAAAAATTATTTATTGAACGATATTACTATACAAACTCAATATAATATAGATGAAGAAAGAGCCAATATGATAAATAATATTAAATTAGAGTCAGGATTTTATAATTCTTTCAGAAATACATTAATAAAAATTATATCTCAATATAAATATTTAAAAAATAAAATTAAATTACAGAATATATTAACAAATAATACTTTATTGTATTATGATAAAATTAATTTAATAAGAATAGAATTAGAAAATATAGGATATAATCATATCACATTTTCAAAATATGATGAAAATATTCTTAAAAAAATAAAAAATGTTACATCTTGTATGGATAATAATAATTCTGAATGTGATACAGATTTTTGTATGATAAATTCTGAAACTAATATTTGTAATTTAATAATACCAGAATTAAATTTAATGACCAGTGATGAAAATTATGATATATATTATACAAAATTAGCAGATGAATTTATTAGAAATAATAATTCTAAAAATATATTATTTGAAACTAATAATTATTTTTCACTTGAAAATATTAAATATAATATAAATGATGATGAATTACTAATTTATGAATCAGTTATATTCAAATCTTTATTAGATTATAATAAATATATAATAAAAGATCAATTCAGTAATTATAACACATATGATACATACAATACTGAATATAGTAATGAATCTATAAATAAATTAAATATTGATAATATAAATGTTGAATATAAAGATTTAGAATTAGATAATTTACAACCTAATCAAAAATTTACTATAAAAGTAGAGAAAGATAAATCAAAATTAATAAGAGATTTGGCAAATAAGCAAAAACAACCTCAATTAGAAAAAATAGAAGAAAAAATAGAAGAAGAAACAGATAAAGAAATTATTAAAGAAGAAACAGAAAATATAGATAGATACATAAAAGATAATGACTGTAAATTATATAAAAAATATACAGTAAAAGAAGATTTAAAATATCTTTTTAATAAAGAATTATATGAATCATGGTTTAATATAGAAAGTGATAAATTATGTTCTTATGATTTAATGTTATTTATAATAAAACATTATTATACAACAAATAATATTGAAAATATTGATATCCAAAATTTATCATATAATTATTTGAAAAATATATTAATTGAAGAGTATTTTAATTATGAATATACAGATGCAATATTAGTTATGCTATATAAATATAATAAAAATAATATAATGCAATCTATAAATCTAAAATTAAAAGAAAAACCTTATGAAAAAACAGATGAATTTAAAAATTTGATAAGCGAATTTATAAATAATAATAACTATTTTTTAACTTATCTAGATATTTATATTTTATCAAAAAAATTTAATTTGCCTATAATTTTATTATGTAATAGTATTATCAATATTTCAATAACAGATGAAAACTTTATTATATTAAATAAAAATGAAACAAATAAAAATTATTATTTTATAAAAATACCAAGCCAACATATAAGAGGACAAAAAAATTACAAGCTTTTACATTTAGAAAATTCAATAGTAATTAATATAGATACTGATATTAAAAACATTGATAAATATCAGTTTAATGATAAAATAAATACTATCTTAGATAATTATGAAGATTTAATTTATAATGCAATTAAAAAATATCATGATAAAATCATAATTCCAAAAAATAATAAATTTAAAAAAAAACCAATAATAATTAAGATGTAGTCTTTTGCAAAATAGTGATATTATTTATCATATAATAAACCTTTAAAAATAAATAAATATTAATCATAATATTTATATTTATAATAGAAATTTTATATAATAGAGTTTTATTAATGTATATACAATTAATAAAATTTTTAAAATTTTTATAGTATCGTTTTAAAAAATGTGAATTTCTTTCTATAATTTCTTCATTGTCTATTTCATAACTATTTTCTTCTGTATCATTTTGTAAATTATTTAATAAAATTCTATGATTATTTACATTTTGTAATAAATAATCTAATCCATCTTTAAATAAAAATTCACTAATCTCTTTTTTTATAATCATTTCAATATTATTATCAATAATGTTTATAATATCTTTTATAGATAAGCTATTTATGAAAATATAATTTATATTATAAGATTTATCTATAAATTTAATTTTGTTGTCAAATAATAAATTCATAACTAACTTCAATTTAAAATGAACAAAATTTCTATTTTGTTTAGATTTATAATAATATAAAATAATCAAATAATAATATATAAAATTATCATAATAATTTATATCATTTTTGCTAATATCTTTGAACTTTAATTTATAATTTGATATATAAAATTCAATTACTGTTTTGTCGATATACTTTGATAAAAATTTACAAAACATATTTACAGTTTCCATTAAATAAAAATATTTTTCATCAAAATCAAAATTTTTTATATTATTTTTTATAGCTTTTAATGTTATTAAATTTTCATTTAATAAAAAAAAATGTTTGATGTCAAAATCTACATCATAAAACAATTGAAAAATAGTAGTAATTTTATAATTATTATTTTTACAATATAAAAAAAAATTATATAATACACTTGTTTTTAGCTCTATATTTGTATAAGGATTTTTTATATTTAATGGTTTAATAAAATAATTAGATACACTAGTATTATTTTCACTTCTATCATAATTTAATAAAGAATTATTTATAATTTTATTAAAATCCGTATATGTAAATCTATATATAAATTTATCAATATATATATTAAATGTATTAGAATTATCATTAAAAATATCACCTAATAAATCTTCTGTATTATAGTTTCTATAATTTTTATATCTATTTATATAGAATTTTCTAAGTAAAAAAAAATAAATTTTTTGTGATTTACAAAAAATAGAAATCAAACTTGTTTTATTATTATATATCAGAAATTTATAATATCTATATTTTAATTCGAGTGTTTTAATTTTATTAATATTACTAATATTATTCATTTTATCAATTGAAAAATAATTTCTTTCGATATTATTAATAATAATATCATTAAATAATTTTATACTCATTATATAATTCATTATTATATTTTTAAATATAATAATAAATAATTTTAATTTATTTTAATGATAACTCTAAAAATCTATATCATAATCATCATTATTACCCATATTTAAAGCTTTAATATTATTAACTCCTGATTCTATAAGTAAATTATTAGTAGAACATTCCAACTCATATTCTTGTTCTTCAAGTTCTTTTAATATATAATCTTCTCTATAATCTACATTTTCACTATCATCATATTCTTCCTCTGATTTTATAGATAACATATAATCCATATCTGTTAATAATTTAAAACTATTTGTACCATAAAATCCTTCTTGACCACACATTATATTAGCTGAAACACCTTTCATCATATCTAATTCTCCATGTCTTGCTGCTTTTAAGAACATTTCTGGTGTTTCTTCAAAAGAAGCTTTCGCAATTGGTCCAATATCATCATTATTAATACCATGTCTAAATATTGAAACCATCTTATCATTACAAGTCATTCTATCAGCTAACATTGTTAAATGATGATAATTAATATATCCACCATCAAATTCTATAACTTCTGAAAATTCATCAAATATAGCTTGTCTCGCTGCTTCTATTCCTAATGTTTTATAAATTTCTATAATATCATTTGTTGTTGTTTTTGTGTTGTCAATAAAATCTAATGAAAGAATATCAAGTAAATTTGAACCAACAGTATCTAATACCCAAATCTCCTTTTTAATAAACTTTGTATCTATTTCTTCAAAATTATCAGTTATTTTACGTAACATAACTTTGCCTATATTTTTTATTCCTCTTATTACTAATGTATCCAATAATTCATCTTGTAAATTTTTAAGTAAATAAATTTCATCTGATTGATCTAATGATTCTAATACAGTCTTTTGTTTTTTCTTTTTAGAACTTTGTATATTTTTATTTATTCTTATTCTGAAAATTAAATTATCAGAATTATAATCAGAATACATACAAGATATATTATTATATGAATTTGTTAATGCAAAATGTAAATCTTCCATACTAATATTTTTATCTAACATTTCTATCTTATTCATTGATAATCTTATTATCCATTTTGATTTTTCTTTTGAATCATCATAACTACTATTACATTCATCTAACAATGTCTCAAATTCTTTATATTCTTGAAGAATATCATCATTATCTGTCATAATAGAAGTTAAGTCATTTGGATCAAAACAAATTTCACAAGAATCTACAATTTCTCTTAATTTTGTATGTTCTAATTTATTAATATAATCTTTTACAATATTTTGTTCATATTTCTCATTATCTTTGAAATATATTGTGCAAGAAGGATTCTTTGGATTTTCTGATAATGAAAGAATTTCTTCAATACGTGGAACACCACGAGTTACATTTGATTTTGAAGCTACACCAGCAAAGTGGAATGTATTTAATGTTAATTGTGTTGTAGGCTCACCAATACTTTGAGCTGCTATCATGCCCACCATTTCTCCAGGAGTAACAATTGATTTTTTATAATAATTATTTATATTTATCAATAACATTTCAACTGATTTTCTTGTTAATTTTTTATGCATAATCAATTCTTTTGGACTTAAATAATAATAATATAAAACTTTAAATAATTCATTTGGTTTACTATAATGAGAATTGTTTAATATTTCATAATTTTCCTCTATTAATTTAAACATATCTAATGGTGTTATATCAACTATTACATTATCTTCTTGATTACCTGCTATATTATTAATTATATTTACAAATGAAACTGGCATATTTACAGAATTTTTATAAATATTTTTTAATACTTTCTTTACAATTAAAGCTTTTGATTCTAATATATAATCAATATACTTTTTACATTTTTGATCTAACTCTGATTTCTGTTTTTTAAATCTACTATATGCTGGTTTTGTATATAATGTAGAATAAATTGAATCTTTTGTGCTATCATTTGGCATTTGATAATGACCATATACTTCTTCAACAGACATATTAATAAATGGAATTTGTTGGGATTCAACTTTTACAGGATCAACACCATCATCTCCATAAGAGAATTGAATTATTTTATTTTTATTATTTCTAACTGTCATATCATAACCTACTTTTAAATCCTCTAATCCTTTAATTAAACGCCTTTGAACATATCCTGTCTGTGATGTTTTTACAGCTGTATCAATTAAACCTACACGACCACCCATAGCATGAAAGAATAATTCTTCTGGTTCTAAACCACCAATAAATGAATTTTCTACAAATCCACGCGCACCAGGAGAATCATCATATTTTGTAAAATGTGGTAATGTTCTATCATCAAAACCATATGGTATGCGTTTTCCATCTACATTTTGTTGTCCTAAACAAGAAATCATCTGTGAAATATTTAAATCGCTTCCTTTTGAACCAGCATTTACCATAATTACAAATCTATTATTCGCATCTAAATTTGTACGACCAATCTTGCCCGCTTCAAAAGAAGCTTTATTTAATATATTATTTACTTGTGTCTCAAATTCCTCTATATTTGTTTTTCCTGTTTTATTATCAAAGATACCTAAATGTGTTTCATCTATTAAAGATTTCACTTCCATCTTCTTCTTTGTAATTACATCTACAATACGCTCATTTGTATCTTTATCAGCAATTAAATCACTTATTCCAACACTATATCCATTATATTTCATATATTCTGTTACAATGTTCTGTAAATCATCAATAAATTCTTGTGATCTTTCTACTGAGAAATCATTATATATGCGTTGTAAAAGACCACGGGTTGTATCACCAAGAATACCCTTTTCAATATGTCCTCTAACAAATTTACCATTCTTTATTTCTAAAACATTATTAGATTTCACATAATCTTCTGTATCTTGAAACCTCTTTGTTTTATATTTTAAACTTAAATTTGGCATAATCTGTGTTAAAATTTCAAAATTTGAAATTGAACTGGTATTAAAATCAACATCAAATAAATCTATCTTATTACAATGCATTAATAAATTCATAGCTCTTCTTGGATTGAAATTTATATCTTTTCTTGAAAATAAATATGTACTTAATAATGAATCCTGGAAAATACCAACAATAGATTTATTATTTGCTGGACTAATAATTTGATTTTTTACAGTAGCTAAAATCTTTAACTCTGTTTCTGATTCTTCATCTTGTGGCATATGTAAATTCATCTCATCACCATCAAAATCAGCATTATATGGTTTTGTATCACCTACATTCATTCTAAATGTATCACCTTTCATCATAACACGAGCAATATGACACATCATAGACATACGATGTAATGTTGGTTGACGATTAAATAATACAGCATCACCATCTATTATATGCCGATGAACTATATCTCCTTCTTCTAATTTAATTGATTCTCTATCAACATATCTTAAACTAATACAGTCACCATTTTTCTTTTCATATATCTTTGCACCTGGATATATATCTGGACCATTTAAAATATACTGTCCCAAATATTTTTTATTTCTTGAATTTACCTTTATAGGTTTTGTTAAATTTTTCGCAATCTTTAATGGAACTCCTAATTCACTTATAGATAAATTTGGATCTGGTGTAATAACTGAACGCGCACTAAAATCAACTCGCTTACCCATTAAATTTCCTCTTACTCTTCCACCTTTTCCATTTAAACGATCTTTTATTGCCTTTAATGGTCTTCCTGAACGCTGAGCAACCGCCGCAACTCCTGGGATTTTATTATCTACAAGTGTAGCAACATAATACTGTAAAACTGTGGACCAATCATCTATTACATTTGAATTCGCATTTTGCTCTATCTTCTCCTGTAATGTTTTATTTGCTTTAATTATATTTACAATTATATGTGTTAAATCATCCTCACTTCTCTGCTGAGAATCATGTTTTACTGATGGTCTTACCGCTGGTGGAGGCACCGCTAATACTTGACAAACCATCCATTCTGGTCTCGACCAAATAGGACTAAATCCCATAAAATTCACATCTTCATCTGAGATTTTTCTTAGAATTTTTATTACTACCTCAGGAATTAATTTCATACTTAATTTACCATCTTCTTTACCTACCTCAAAATTCTTTAACTCTTCTTCTTTTTCACTCCACTCAGCCACTAATGTTGCTAAGCCTTCTTTTTTTAATTTAGGCTGTAAACATCCACATCCATTATGACAACATTCACCACAACGCTTCTTTTTACTTGCTAATGCAAAAACTTTTTGCCATCTTTCATCACTATTTTTATTTAATAAGTATGAATATTTATCTTTATTTATTAGTAATTTACTACACTTTATACATACACATCTTAAAATTTTCATTACAGAAGTTAAATATTGAATATAAAATACAGGTCTAGCTAAATTTATATGACCAAAATAACCTGGTGTTTGTATATAATCTAAACCGTCAGAAGGACAAATTAAACCAGGTTCTAATACTCCCATACGTGGATCAAATAATCCTCCCAAAACAGGTTTATTATTTATATAAGTATCCCTATTTTCTATTTCGGCAACTGAACCCTTTTGTATTTCATGTGGAGACAAAATACCAAATTGTATACCAATAATTCTTGAAGGTTTTTTATTTTTATATTGTTCAATTGACATACTATTTATATTACATAAATAATATTTAAATTTGTTTTATATCAATTTTAATATATTTTATTTTATTTTATTTATTTTTACTTATATGTTATTTTTTTAATTAATTTAAAATTGAATTTTAATTGATATATTTTTTTATATATAATAATTATACCATCTAATGTTTGGAATAAATAATAAACACAACACTCGCTTATCAACCGGTGTCTTAAAAAGAAAGTATTTAAAGGAGGAAGATTTTAATGATTTCTCCTCTTCTGATAATGACAGTGATAATAGTGATAGTGATACTGATTTTGATGATGGTGAAAACGATAATATTAATAAAACCGTTTTAGCTAAAGATAAATTACAATATTATAAGTTTCTTAATAAATTATTTCCATCTAATTATAATAAAACACAAATTAATAAAATTAAAAGACAAAGACTTTCTAATGATGATGAAGAACTATCTGAATTTAAAAATGATGATACCGACGATGAAGAAGAAGAAGAAGAAGATAAAAATAATAATGATAATAAAGTTTTTGATAATAAAGAATATACCAAATTACTTTTATCTGATGGTTTAAAAAATTTATTTCAAAATGATGATAATAATAATAATAATAATAAAAATATTAACATTATTTTAAACTTAAAAGATGGTAAAAATAATATAATTAATTATGATAAACCTCTTACAGATAATTATAGCTATAATAATTTAGAAGATTATGAAAATCAATATCAAGAAGAAGAATATGAAGAAGAAGAAGAAGAAGATGAAGAAGAAGGAGAAGAAGATAATGATAATAAAAATAAGTCTAAAAAAAATAAACAAAATTGTAATATAATTATTGATGATACAAATAATGAACAACCCCCACCAATATCTGTTTCTAATAAAAATTATAAAAAATTCAACTCTATACTTGAAGATGAACAAAAAGAGTCTGACTATTTTAAAAAAAAAATGACTGAAAAACAACAACTTAATGCTATTAAAAAATTAAATAAAATTCAAAAATTATCTACCATAGAAACACCTTATATTATTCATTTAATTAATCTTAATATTCCAAATTCTTATAAAGCATGTGCTTTAAAGAAAATTAATTTACTAAGATCTATGGGTAGTGGATTTGGTAATAGTGAATTTTATAAAGTTAAATCTTGGGTGGATTCTTTTATTAAAATTCCATTTAATAAATATAATAATTTACCTATATCATTTGTTGATGGTGTTGATAAATGCCACGACTTTATGCAAAATGCTAAAAAAACATTAGACGACGTCGTATATGGATTAGATGATGCTAAAATTCAAATTATGCAACTAATTGGACTTTGGTTAGTTAATCCTAGCGCAATAGGTAGTGCCATAGGAATTAAAGGACCACCTGGAACTGGTAAAACTACTCTTATTAAAGAAGGAATTAGTAAAATTCTTAATCGCCCATTTGAACTTATAGCATTAGGTGGTTGTGGTGATTCTTGCTTTTTAGATGGTCATGATTATACATATGAAGGCAGTAAATATGGTAAAATTATAGACATATTAATTAAAGCAGGATGTATGAATCCTGTTATATTATTTGATGAACTTGATAAAGTTAGTGAATCGCCAAAAGGAGAAGAAGTTATTGGCGTATTAACACATTTAACAGATAGTACTCAAAATACTAACTTTACTGATAAATATATGTCAGAAATTAGTCTAGATATGTCAAAAGCTCTTTATATATTCAGTTATAATGATGAAAAAAAAATTAATCCCATTCTTAAAGACAGAATGTATAAAATAGAAACAGCTGGTTATAAAACAAAAGATAAAATGATTATTGCAAAAGATTATCTTATTCCTAATGTCTATAAACAAGCCAAATTTGAAAAAGAGGATGTTGTATTTACTGACGAAATTATAGAATATGTTATTAATGATTTTACTGAGAAAGAAGCTGGTGTTAGAAATCTTAAAAGATGTTTTGAAATCATTTATACTAAATTAAATTTATATCGTCTTATGAAACCGGATGTTAATTTATTTGAAAACTCACTTAAACTTAAAGATAAAGTTACATTCCCAATTAAAATTACACGCGAAATTGTTGATAATTTAATTAATAAATCAAAAGATACAATGCCTTATGGTATGTATAATTGATTTTAATTAAATCTAATATATATTATTTTTTTATAATAATATATATTCTTATTAATCCTCCTCATATAACCAAGAATAATAATAACGCTGATTTGTAGTATTTTGTAATTTACTGAATTTAAAGAATACACCTGCTTCCATCGTCATTTTCTCTAATTCTTTTTTAAATTTTATAATTTTATCATCATTTTTATTTGTATCAATCCAATAATTTGGATTCTGTATAATTAAATGTGTTTGAATTTCTCTATCTTTTGGTATTAATTCAAAAGCACCAATATAATATGGACCATTATTTAAATTTACATCACTTGGAAAATATCCAATATAAAAATATAAATCTGTGTCATTAACTTTTGCAAAATCTTTCATACAAAACATATCATAATACATAAAACGTGGATAACTTACAGAATTATAATGCACCATATCATATATCCAATTTTTTGCCCATTCTATTGAACCTAATGATGTTAAAAGTTTTAAATTATTTGATTGTGGTTCTAAACCTATTTCAGTTTTTTTATTATTTCTATTATCTATTTTACTTTTATCTAATTTATTTAAAGCTTCATTATCTTTTTTTTCTAAAAAATCATATAATGATTTCATACTTATATTTTGAATCATTTCTAATTCTTGTTTTGATACTAAGGTTCTATTTCTTAGTTTATCTATTTCATTATTTCTTAATTTTTCTGTTTCTGCATTATCACCTTCTATAAATCTTTTTCTATATTCAGCCATTAGTTCTTTTTTTATTTTTCTTTTTTCTATAAATTCATAAAATGATGGAAATTTATTTTCTGTTTCTAATTGTTTATTTATTGCATTTTCATTTAATTTTTCTTGTTCATCTTCTATATATTTATCAGTATCTATATCTACTATCCATAAATTTTGATTTTCATCAAAATCTATTGAATTTACATAATTAAATGAAGCATTGTAATTTTCTTCTAATGTTTTATTATATTCATTTAAATTCATAATACATTTATTTTCTCTTAATCTAATATTATTTTGTAGTAAATTTCTATTTATTATTTGAGGTCTGAAGTATATATGTTGTAAATTTAACGCATAAACTAATAAATAATAAATATTATACATATATATTACCTATATTTATAGTATTTATTTAAATATTTTTAAATATTTAAATAATTATTTATTTATTTTTATTTATTTTTATTTATTTTTTAAACCTTTATTCATACTTGATATTATTGATATTATTGCAACAATTATTAAGCTATTTGTTACCCAATTTTTTTTACTATATAAACCACCCCATAATAATGCTAATCCTACACCAGGTGTTCCTGAATAAATTGATGCTAATGATGCTAATAATCCTGTAGGTAATAAAATCCAATTTGGTGCACTCATATTAATTGAATTCGCAGCTACTGAAAATCCTAATCCACTCGCTAAACTTAACCAACCAGCCAATAAAGATGGACCTAACGATATTAACCAGCCATCAATAGTTTTTAAATTAGGTTTCAACAAACCAGTTGATATTATCGCACATAAAGCAGATATGTATAACATTATTGATGAAACTATTGGGTAATCTAATACTGTTAATCCCCAACCACCACCAAATAATAAAGATAAAGATAAGAAACCTACTATATAATTTATCATTGGATATTTCTTTAAATTAAATAATTTGAATGCCATAACAAATAATGATAAGTAAATTAATATCCATATACTAAAAGCAATAGGTTTTGGTTGAAATGGAGCTGCATATAATGAATCATATCTTGGTATTGAACCACCTAATATTAATATAATTATTGAAATAAGAACTATACTGCCTCTTATAAAATTGTCTGATATATTCATACTTTATATATCATATGAATATATTATAAAAATTTATCTTTTTAATTCATATAATTTTGAATAAACATAATTTTTACTAGCATCACTTAACGGTTCTTCATCTTTTTTAAAATATAAATCATGTTTTATGAATATATTTTCTTTATCTTGTTTAAATGTATTAGATGGTGAAAAAAATAATGTTTTTTCATATTTTCCTTCTATAAATGAATCTGTATTTCTATTATTTCCTCTTTTTAATAAATAGCCTTGCTGTTCTCCTGTTATACAAGGACAACCTTTATCAGTAGAATAATCAGAATAATATATACAACATTCTGGTAAAAATTTATTATCTTTAAATAATTCTTCTCCACCTTTAACTTTTACATTTGGATATGCGTTCAAATTTAAATTTGTAATTTTAAATATTTCATTTAAATTATTTGGTATCTTATTAAATTCACTAAATTCTAAATTTCTGTAATTTTCATATGTTATTTTATTATTTATATAAAAAAATAAAACCATTATTAAAAGTATTATTAATGTTATTTTAATAATTATCATTAAATTATTAAAATATTATAATCTAAAAAAAAATTAAAAACCTGGTGGTCCTGATGGAGGACGAGGCATACTACTAGGATAATCTTTTGCTTCACTTAAATCACTTAATATATCTTTTAATGCACCAGTACAAGCAGAAGCAAATATAATATATAAAGTAAGCATTAGTAAACTATATATTGTTAAAATTATTACAATTACTATTTGTGGAGGTATTAATGCTGAAAATGTCCAACCTATAAATGGTATCATAGCTAATGCATAAAATACCATTAATATTACTATTGCTATTACTACTGCTACTATTGAAGGAACTACTACCCCAGTTAAAAATGCTAAAGCCATCATTGGAAAAACTAATTTAATACTATCAACTACTAATATTAATTTATAATAAATTATAGCAATAAAACCTAATACATGAGCAATAAAATCATTTATAGCTCCTATAATTGTTACATTTTTTTCAAAAATTACAAATAATCTTCTTATAAACTCTATAAATAATCCCAATAATACATTTGCTAAATGTAATAAATTTTGCATAAAAGAACTTGCTAATGTAGAAAGACTTGATAAAACACCACTAAACAAATTAAATATATCGGTTAATGGATTTTGTATATCATCTGTTATATTTTTTGCCCAATCATTAAAACAAGTTTTCATATTATTTTCAGTATATTTTGAATCAAAAGAACCATCTTCACTATTTATAATTGAAGCAAATGGCATTAAAAAAGGATTACATTTATTTGCTTCCCACACTGGTCTATTTGATTTAACAGAATTTAATATAAAATAATACAAAGCTATAAGCACTACAACTAGTATAACAACTATTGTAATCCATATATCCATATTATATTGTTCATTAAAAGACATATTATCAAAAACATTTTTTATTTTTTTATCTAATTTTATATCTTCAATATTGTTAGTTGCCATGTTAATATATAATCCTATAATTAATAATTTATAAAAAAATTATTAATATATTAAATAATAAATTTTTTATTTATCTAATTGCGCCTAACGTAGCTATCTTAATCATAGTTCCAGGTAATTCATTCCAAGAGTTACCAGCAGTAACTAATGCTGATTGAACAACATAAAATAATATAGTCACTGTTGATGTTAATTTACTAAATGTATCTACTGTGCTTATAAATATTTCATTTAATGCTCCCGCTACACCATATAACCTCGCACCAGCTACATTTGCAAAATCCGCTGTATTTAAATCTTGCTGATTTCCAAAAAGTTTCATCCGCTCAAAGATTTCTGTAAATATTGAACCACTCTCAGCAAAATAATTTAATGATTCATATACTGGATCTAAAAATTGAGACATATAACCTGTTTGAGTTTTTTTTATACATTCTTTATAATTTTCTGCTGGATCATGTCCAAAAACACCTGCCAGTGGCATAATTCCAGGATTACATTTATAGTCTTCCCAGTGTCTCTTTATATTTGAAATTCCAATTGATACTGACATTAAACTGTTTAAAATAGAAAATATAAATAATATTAATATTGCGTTTCCAAAATTACCAAATGCTCCCATAATTAAAATATACTTATAATAAATATAGAATTTAATTATATATTTATTATTTAATTTATATACTATTTCACATTTTTATGTGTTTCTTTTAAAACACTTTTATTCTTATTTTTTAAAGTTCTAATTGTTTCACATTGACTATTTACCATTAAATTCGCATTATTTCCCTCTACACCTAGATTACTGAAATTTGAAGCACATTCATCAAATCCTTCTACTACATCATCTTCTAATTTTCCACTAAAACCTAAATGTTCATTATTTCTTCTTTTTATTTCTTCTCTTTTATAATGATTATTTAAATCTTTTGTTTTATCTGATTCTTTTTCAACAGCATCTCTCGCATCTGTGAATTTTTTTATTTCCTCCTCTGATGTTAAACCTTCTTTGAATACTAAATTATAATTTCCTAAAAATAAAAATAATAATGTTAATCCTATTAAAAAATTTATTATGTAACTATAATTTGATCTATTTAATATTTTATTCAATAAACTTTGTATTTTCATTATATTATTTATAAATATTATAAATTAAATAATATTAGATAATAAATTATATATATAAAATGAGTGTGTTAGATGATCAACAAAGACTGGATCTTAAAAATCTTATTAATGCTAATGATACAGAGGATGTCACAGATGATATACGCAATAAAAAACAAAGTACTCTTATTAGAAATGATATTAAACAAATTGTTTTTTTAAAAAAAAAATATGAACGCCTTGCTAAATCTAATCCTAATGAGTTTGATAAAATGTGTGTTAGTCAATGCGCTTTTTTATTTAATAATTATACTGATATATATAATAAAATTAAAAATGATACATTAAATCTATCTATAATGGATAATTTCTTGAATATTTTAAAAAGAATAGAAGATGGAGAATTAAATCAACATGAAGGTTCTTATTTAGTTGGTAAATACTTAAAAGAACTTTACATAGACAGTGCTATGAGACACCAAAATAAAATAGAAAATAATGAACGTAAAAAAAAAACTAAGAAAAAACCCCCACAACTATCTGAACAAAAAAATATATCATATAAAGATTTTAAAAAATTACAAAATTAAATATATTTTAATTTATCCAAAAATATTATATTTTTAAATATTATAAAAATGTTATCAAAATTAATTTTTATTACTTTAGCCACTGCCAATGCTTTCTTTAATGTTGGAAATTTCATCAAACCTACTATTAGACTTTCATCTGGTAAAACACTCACTATTGATGGAAATGGTCCTCCTTTACTTTTTTCCACTGGATTATACGGCACAATGCCAAGACATTTCTATAATGAACTTATAGATAACTTAAAAAAAACTATGTCTGTTGTTACAATTGATGGATTAAATCCAATCACACCAAAAGATATTGCTGATGTTGTTAATACATTAAAAGTTGATACTATTGCTTATATGTCTCATTCATCATTTAATCCAGAAGTATTAGAAACCGACAAAATTAATAGTGCTGTTTTAGTCGACCCTATATGCATCCCTTCCATAGATTATAATGGTGTTCATAAACCAGCTGTTGATGTAGATTATCCTGTATTAGTTCTTAGAGCTGAAAAATTATACAAAACCGAAGTTCCCTTACCTGAATGGCAAGAATTAGAAATTAATGGTGAAGATATTTCTGATGAAATGTCCGAAGGTGTAGGCCATCCCGATATTTTAGACGATCTTTGGGGAGAAGTTGCTATTAAACTTGGATTATGGGGAACTGCTGAAAGAGAATCTATGAACTTTAAAGATTGGAAATTTGATACCGAAAATAGCATTCCCAAACTTCGTAAAAATTATCGCGAAAAAACCTCAAAAAGAGCTTTAGAATTTATTAATGGCGAATTAATTAATGGCGAATTAATTAATGGTGAATCATAAATTTTTTTTATTATTATAATATAAATGGCAAGAAAACTTACAAGAAGAAATAAAAATAGAACTAGAAGAAGAAAACAAAAAGGTGGAATTAATGTAAATGTTCCTGCTCCTCAATTATTAGAAAGAATAGATGGAAGAATGAATGAATTTTTTTCTGATATTGGAAATAAAGCTAGACAATTTATTCAACGAGATACATATGGTGGAAAAAAATCACGCAGACGCACTAGACGTAACAGACGCAATAGAAATAAAAAATAAATAATAAAATTTTTATTTAAAATTGAAAATTTTATTATTTAAACACATAACTCCAAATATATTTATGAGTTACACCTTACTTATTGTTGAATCACCCGCTAAATGCCAAAAAATAGAAAAATTTTTAGGTCCTGGATATAAAGTTTTAGGCTCATTTGGACATATTACACATTTATCTAATCTTAAACAAATTGATTTTGAAAATAATTTTAAACCCACGTTTGATGTTATTGATTCTAAAAAATCACAAATTAGCAAAATTAAACAAGCTATTAAAAATGCCAAAGAAACTATATTAGCTTCTGATGATGATAGAGAAGGAGAAGCTATTGCTTGGCATATTTGTAATGTTTTTAAATTAGACCCTAATACAACTAAAAGAATTATTTTCCACGAAATTACTGAAAAAGCAATTAAAAATGCTATCGCTAATCCAACTGTAATTAATATGGATATGGTTTATTCACAACAAGGTCGCCAAATATTAGATTTAATTGTTGGATTTAAACTATCTCCTTTACTTTGGAAACATATTGTAGCTAATACTAAAAATTCTTTATCTGCAGGAAGATGCCAAAGCCCAGCTCTAAGATTAGTCTATGATAATTATAAAGAAATTAAAGAATCACCTGGAAAGTTAAGTTTTAATACAATAGGTAATTTCACAAGCAAAAATATTCCTTTCGCTCTTAATCATAATCATAATTCACATGATGAAATTAAAAAATTTTTAGAATTATCAAAAGAATTTCAACACGAATTATTTAAAGAAAAATTAAAAGAAGTTAAAAAAAATCCACCACAACCATTCACTACTTCTGGATTACAACAAAGTTCTAACAATAATTTACATATTTCTCCCAAAGAAACAATGTCTTTAGCACAAAAGTTATATGAAGGTGGTTATATTACATATATGAGAACCGATAGTAAAGTATATAGTGAAGAATTTATAGAAACTGGTAAAAATTATATTATTGATAATTATGATGAAAATTATATTAATCCTAATATTAATTCTATTACTCAATCATTAAATAAAGAAGATAAAAAGGAAGAAAAGAAAAAAAAAACTAAAAAAAAGAAAGAGTCTGATAATAACGCACAAGAGGCTCATGAGGCCATTCGTCCTACTAATATTTTAGTTGAAAAAATACCAGAAGATGAAGATGTATTTACACCAAGACATAGAAAATTATATAAATTAATATGGAATAATACTCTTGAAAGTATGATGGCACCAGCATTATATAAACAATTAATTATTAAAATTAGTGCTCCTGAAAAACATTTTTACAAATATACAGCAGAAGAAAATATATTTCCCGGATGGAAAGCAGTTCAGGGAATAGAAGAAGATAAGTATTACTTATTTTTAAAAAGTATAAAAGAAGGGAGTATCAACCCAAAAAAAATATACTCAAAACAAACTTTAAAAGATTTAAAATCACATTATACAGAAGCCAGATTAGTTCAATTACTAGAAGGTAAAGGTATTGGAAGACCTTCTACATTTAGTAGTTTGATTGATAAGATACAAGAAAGAGATTATGTTAAAAAAGAAAATATTGAAGGTAAAAAACTTCAAGTAATAGATTATATACTAGAAGATGGTGATATTAAAGAAGAAAGAGGAGAAAAAACATTTGGAAATGAAAAAAATAAATTAGTTATTACACAAATTGGTATATTTGTTATTGAATTTCTTATTAAATATTTTAATGACTTATTTCAATATGATTATACTAAAAATATGGAAGACCAACTTGATATGATTGCAAAAGGTAATAAAAAATATTATGAATTATGTAGTGAATGTGATACATTTATAGACAATTTAATTAAAGATAATTCACTAATGGAAAAAACTGGCAACTCTTTTGAAAAATTAAATATTAAAATTGATAATAAACACACATATTTAATTTCTAAAAATGGTCCAGTTATTAAATTTGAAAAAGAAGATGGAACAGCTGGATTTTATGGTGTTAAACCAGATATTGATCTTGAAAAATTAAAAAACAATGAATATAAATTAGACGAAATTATAGTATTAAAAGAAGATAATAATAAATTATTAGGTGAATACAAGGATAAAGAGGTTTATTTAAAAAAAGGACGATATGGTTTTTATCTTACTTGGGGAGATGTTAATAAAAGTTTAAATGGAATTAAAATTAATGTTCCTTTGAAAAATATAGAATTAGAAGATGCTATTAGTATTCTTCAAAATACTGAATCAGGACAAAACTCCTTAATTAGAAGAATAGATGATAATTTAAGTATTCGCAAAGGTCGTTATGGTAATTATATATTTTATAAAACTGAAAAAATGCGAAAACCTCAATTCTTAAAATTAAATAAATTTGAAGGTGATTACAATACTTGTTCATTGGAATATTTTAAAAAATGGATTAAAGAAACATATAATATATGATTAAAAATTGAATAAAAAAATAATTAAATATATTACTTAATAAATAATATGTTTAATTTAAATTCTGATATGATTAGACATATAGGTCTTCATTTAGATTTTCAAGATCTACTTAATTTTTCCATTATAAATGCTGATACATATAAAATATTTGATGATCAATTTTATCGTCAATATGCTATTCAATTATACTCTAAAGAATTTTGGGATAAAGCTTTATCTAGACCTAAAAAATATTCAAGACCATTATCTTCTATGAAAAAAGAATTAATTAGGATAGAAGAATTTCAAAATGGTATTCTATTAATTGACGGTAAGAAATTTAGTAATCAAGATTTTTATAATTTATGGAAAGCAATTGATGATTTAAAATAAAAATTTATATTGATTTTTTTTATTTTAAATTGAAATAAAAATTTGTTAATATTTTATCTATATTTAATAGAATGTCGATTGAATTAATTATTGGTCCTATGTTTTCTGGTAAAACTACTAAATTGATTGAAAGATATAATCAATTAAAAAAAAAGCATAATTGTTTAGCAATTAATCATTCTACTGATAATAGATATCATAATACCAATAATAAAATTATTTCTCACGATAATTTATCAATTGATGCTATTTATGTTAGTGATTTAGGTGAATTTTTACAAAAAAATTATGATTTACATAACAATTGTGATTATATATTTATTAATGAAGCACAATTTTTTGAAAACTTAAAAAATAACATTTTATATATTACCAAAATTTTAGAAAAAAATGTTATCTTATGTGGTTTAGATTATGATTATAAACGCAAACAATTCGGACAACTACTTGACTTAAAACCTTTCGCTAATATTGTATATCAATTAAATGGTAAATGTGCTAATAATAAATGTAAAAAAAAATCTGTTTTTACTCATAGACTTTTTGGTGGAGACGAATTAGTATTAATTGGTTCAAAAGAATATATTCCTGTTTGTGAGGACTGTTATAAACAACTTAATAGTCTGGATGCTGACGACAAATAAATCTTGCTACATGTCGACATTCACAAGGACAAGTTTTTTCTTCTGTATTATTTACTGGTAATTCAATCCATTTCTCAAATTTGACTGGTTTATTTTTTTTATGCCTTTCACAACAATTACATTTAGATAAATATTCCAGTTTTTCTTTATAATTTTCTCCTGGAATACTGTTTAAAACTCTTTTCATTACTTCATCAATACTACATGTTTTTCCTGTTGCCTCATCTACTTGAATAGTTGCACCTGTCTCATTTATAATATTGTATAAATCCTCATTTATGTTATGTGGTATATATTCTCCATCAAACCACATTTTATTTAGTTTATTTGATTATTATATAAATTTTATATTATAATCAATTTTTTTTATACTCTAAATGGTGTTCTTACCTTATAATCTTTTAATTCATTTCTTATTTGATTTATCTCTAATGAAAAACATATACTTTTATTACCCAAATCTATTAATTCGCCATTATGATATCTAAATTTTATCTTTAATTTACTTATTTTATCTATTGCTGGTTGATAATAACTTATATTGTCTAAAAACTCATCTTTACAACAAAATCCTTCATTATGTATCGATTTTTTAATTGGTATTTTAGCAAAATATGAATTTACTCTTCCTGAATTTGTATTATTTATACTATCTGTTTTATATGGTTCTATTTCATCAGCACTATTAAATTTATCAATTTCTAAATATATAAATTGATTATAATTTAAGTTTATTTTATTGTTTGGTATTATTACTCCATCTGCAACAGGTAATTTTTGTGTATTATCATGATAAAAATATAATTCGCTACTATTAGAATTTGTTTGAATATGAGAGTTTACTATTTTTTTACTATCAAATCCTAAAATACTTCCTAACCCCCAATCTGAATGTTGTTTTAATACATTATTTATACAAGATGATATTGAAGATGTAGCATAACTTATATCAACATGTTGAAATACCAATGAAAAATCAAAATTTAGACTCATAAAATGTGGCTTTTCTGATACCTCATTATAATGAACAAAAAAATCATTACCAACAGTAGCAAAATTTTTATTTACTTGTCTTTGTATCGCTGAACATACTTGTGGATTCGTATAATAACCATCATCTAATTCTATTATAAATTTATTTCCTGCTACATATAACATCATTCTATTATTTTGTAAATGTTCGCTAATATTGTTTAAATTTGTAGGATATTGAACATTTAATAATCTTATTGATTCTACATTTGTATAAGTTTGAGGACAACTTACTTCAAATTCACTGGGGTTTTTCCACCGATTTATATCTCTATCATTTGTATCTACTGATAGTATCTTTCTATCTAAAGTGAAATTTTGTAATCTTTCTATTAAAAATTCATTCATAATTATATTAATTATATATTTAATTTTTATTTATTTAACAAATATTTAATACTAATTATATTTATATATATTAGTATTAAATGTCGCAATTACAACCAGAAATAGTTGGCAGAAGAGGTATTTTTGGATTTGGTTTTAGTTTAAATGACAATTTAGATTTAATGAATTTAGTAGTATTAGCTTGTCTTGGTATTGTTATTAAAGTATTCTTTCAAGAAGGACATACTAAATTAGGTAATATGGGCCCTGCATCAACTAACATTTGGGGTTATGGTTTAACCGCATTAGCATTATTTTTAATGTCTTTTATGAGTTTATATTTCTCTAAAAAAACCACGCAAGGTTATTTAGAAGAAGGTAATATATTTACTACTTTATTAAACTTATTATTTAATGATACATTAATAATTGCATTAACATTAGCTTTAATTTTATATGTTATATATATTAATTTCTCGTATTACACAAGAATTAATTCAAATTTAGTCGCAGATAGCTTTCATACATATTCATTTTATTCATCCTTTTTATTAATTGTTCAAATTGCTATTATTGTTAAATATATGTTTAATAAGTTAGATAGTTATAATGGTAAAGGAGATACTCAAAAACAAGATAAAGCAATTAAAGCTCTTTCCTACATATTATTGACAATTAACTTTATTTTTGTTATGATTACTCACATCTTATTATCTTTCTTTTCAACTGATGGATAGAAATTTATAAATCTATCTACTAAAAAAATCTTAAATGTCAATCCTATATTTTCTCTTGTCTCCCATAACCCTGAAATCTTTAAAAATAAAGTCTTTTTTGTATAATTCTCATTTATTATACTTGTATTTTCTTCTGTTTCGAGATAAACGTCATTATAATTATATTTTATATACCCATTGTTCAAAAATTCACTTATCTTATTTATTTTATTTTTGTTTAAATTACAATTTATTATATCTAAGATGCTATTTTCCAATTTTGATAATTTTGATATTGTTTCTTCATTCTCCTTCGCATTTATATTAAATGTTATCTTTTCCTTTATTTTCATTGTATTTATTAAATTAAATTTCACATATATTCCATTAAACGATATTAGCTCATTCGAATATAATGTTTTATAAAAATTACTGTGTTGAATTATACTATTCTTTATTGGATCACAAACTATTATACTATTCTCATCTATATTATCTAAGTCTTCCCCGAACATTTTATTTATTTACTAATTTAATTATTAATATATTTTTAAACATTTTTTTTAATATTTAAAAATATAACTATACTTTAATTTAATTATTATGTTAATAAAAGAAAATTTTGTTACATTATTAAATAATGCTATATCTTCTAACATAAACAATAAATATTCTCAATTTATTGATAATTTACCAAATAATATTAATGATATGCCTAATATATTAATTTATGGTCCTCCTGGTATTGGTAAATATACAGAAGCCTTAAAAATTATTCAAAAATATAGTTCATCTAATCTTAAATATGAAAAAAATATGATTATTAAATCTGTTAAAACTGAACATTTATTACATATTAGTGATATACATTTTGAAATAGATATGGAAAATTTGACTTGTAATTCTAAAATATTATTTAATGATATTTACACTAATATTATTGATGTTATTAAAAGCTATAATGACAAAAAAGCAATTATATTATGTAAAAATTTTCATTCTATTAATAATGAAATATTAGAATTTTTTTACAGTTATATGCAAAAAACTATTCTTGATAATATTACTCTTAAATTTATTATTATTACTGAACATATCAGTTTCATTCCTAAAAATATTATTGATACTTGTAAAGTTTTATATTATTCTAAATTAAGTTACTCTAATTACATTAAACTTTCTAATACTAATAACAAAAAATTTTTAGCAAATAAACAATCTAATGATATTGATGATAATATACCTTATATTTATGATATTAATAGCATTAATTCATTAAAACATATTAAACTTGATCAAGATAATGAAAATATTGTTAATATTAAAAAATCATTATGTGATAAAATCGTTGATATTATTATTAAAAATAATGTTAATTACAATTATATTAGAAATATTTTATATGATATATTAATTTACAATATTAATATTTATGATGCTATTTATTATATCATTGATAATATTATTAGAAAATTAATAATTATTGATTATAATATTTCTGAAACTTTTCTTAACAAAATTTTCATTAAAACCTGCTTATTATTTAAATTTTATAATAATAATTATAGACCTATTTACCATTTAGAGAGTTATGTACTATATTTAATAAGTGTTATTCATGAAAATGAATCTTAATATAGCATTAACACATTTAAATTTAAATAATAAATATAATATTTCCAATATCGATAAATTAACAACCGAAGAATTAAAAAAAAATTACCACATACAAGCTCTTAATAATCATCCCGATAAATCCTCTAAACCCGATGCCAAAGTCACTTTTCAACAAATTAATGATGCTTATGTTTTCTTAAACAATTTCATTAATTCTGATATTGCTGAAATCTTTCATAATAATCTTGATGATGATTTATATTCTACTCCTTATACTGACCTTATTATTAACTTTTTTAAATTATTATCTACTGAAAATAATAAACCTGATGATGTTAATTCATTTAAAAAACAATGTGCTGATTTCAGTAATAAAGTTTTAGAACAACTACTTGAATATATTAATATTGATGTTATTGAAGATATTTATAACTTAATTAATACCAAGGTATTTAATTTCTCTCCCGAAACACTACAAAAAATTAGAGATATACTTTCCAATAAACTTAAAAATTGTAACATTTATATTATTAATCCGTCTATTGAAAATCTTATGGATAATGAAATATTTAAACTTGATATTTCCAATGAAATTGTATATGTTCCTTTATGGCATAATTATATGACATTTAATGAAAATATTATTAAAATTGAACCTATACTTCCCGACAATATTACCATTGATGGTGATAACGTTATTAATTATAAATTTAACACTACTTTTGATACTATTATTGATATGATTAATAAAGATAATGAGTTTTCTTATTTTAAAATTGATATTCATAAATTAACGCTTTTACTTCCTATTCATGAATTAAAATTTAAAAAATATCAAACTTATACCTTTAAAAAATTTGGTCTGCCTTCAATTAATGTTAATGATATATTTGATAATTCTAAAAAAAGTAATACTGTTATCCATATCTATATTGAATAATTATTTCATAAAAAAAATATCATGAAATAATCACACACACACATGCTTTTTTTTTGTCTTTTTTTGTTTTATATTTCTACTTTAATCTGAGGTCTTTTTCTTAACTACACGCTTTTTCTTCGGCGCATCTTCTACTTTAACTGACTTAGCTACTGCCTTCGTTACCTCTTCTACTACATCATCATCACTATCACTATCATCTACTTCTGTTACACTTGGTTTCACACCTGAATCACTATCTCCATCATCACTACCGGGACCACTCGCATTTAGCTTCTGTTTATCTTCATTTGATAGAGTAATATGGCACTTACCAGATAGAGTAGCACGAGGTTTTACAACAGCCTGGAAAAGACGCCATGTTACACCAATCTTGCCATTAGCCACCCAAATACCACCACACTGGATAATGGTCGCAACATTTGAGCCTTTTACCACAAAATCTTCAAGCTTCGCGTTACCATCATCACTAGGATAAACTAGTTCCTTTGAATCATTGTATAGTTCAAGGTTCTTGATTTCTCCGTCCCAATAGGGAATCTTAAGTTTCAGGGTTGGTGACCGTGAATAATCAAACTCACCAGTCTCCTTGTCCTTTGGATACTTAAGCATAGGGCTCCAAAGAGCATCAACAGCATCGGATGAAAGCTTGCTCTTTTTCAGCCACTCCTTTGAATTTGTGATAGCATCACGCTTAAGCTTGCTTTCAAGATCTTGCATGTTCTTCAGGAAAGCCGCACTCTGTGGGTTATTGTATTCGTCATTTGGGAATTGAAGTGCCATATCATAATTCTGAATTTCACCAGTCTTTTCATCAGTGTAAGTATTAATTCCCCAGGTAAGCATAAGTGGTGTGCTTACATATAGAGACTTGTTTGTCTTCGAGTTAAGAATACCTACTTGCGTTCCACCACGCGCATTCACCTTCGCCTTAGTATAAACATAATCCTCCTCAACATTGAACTCTGTTCCAGATACGATACTCGTCATTATCGCTGTATATTAATATTAATAACTAATTTATCTTTAAATCAATTTTTTTTTAATTAACTTTTTTTATTTAATTTTTTATTTTATTTTTACTCCTAGTATGGTTTCTATTAGATTAATCTAGAATATATTTTTTAAAGAAATAATTTCTCCATATATCTTGTATTTTTGTTACTGCAAAATATTCATCTATTTCTTTATAAAAATTTTCTTCACATTTGTCTTTTAAACATACAAAAATAGGAGCATCGTTTATAGATAAACACTCATCACAGTATATTTTTTCACAACATTCACATATATGAGTATTCATACGAGGTGTATATTCGCCACATTCCTCACATTCATAACAATAATTTAATTCTTCTTTTTCACAAATTGTACATAAACCACCTAATCTACTATCACATTCAATACACATTTTTATTCCACAACAATCACCTAATATTTTTTCATTTTCTTTAAAGCAAATATCGCAATTATCAATTGGATATTTTTTTTTCATTCTATTTAAAAAAATTATTTTGATATTTTTTATCAATTTATTTTCTATTATCTCTGTTTAATATTACAATGATTACACAAAACATTTCGGAATTTTCCTGTGACATGATCGTGGTCCATAACACGCTTTCCAGATCCAACATTACCTTCATGCAATGGACAATTACATAGGTCACAAAACCAAGTATTGATGTATCTTTCATATATTTCTTCAAATTCTTCTTTAGAATCAAATATTAATCCTCTGCTTTTCCAAGAAGCTTTTCTTCTTCTTATTTTACCCGCATCAGTTTTATTATATTCTCTTTCATATTCCTGTCTTGCTTCGGGATTAGCATTAATTCTATCTCTTGAGGCTTGTATTTTTTTTTCTCTATTTTTTTGATATCTTATAGCATCTTTCAATCTAATTTCTTCTTTATTTTCTTCACGATAATTTCTATTATATTCAGGTGTGTTTGGCGCCATTTTGTTATAATAGTAATAATAATATATGTTTATTTCAATTTTAAAAATAAAATTAAAATTGAAATATTTTTTTGTTTTTTTTTATTTTATTAATTTAGGCAGACGCAGATGCAGCTACTGGGGCTTTGGTTTGTTTAGGAAAGTGTACACCCATGTAGCGTTGCAAATTGAAGTATGTAAGATTAACATCGGGCTCAACTTTAAGAAGTTTCTGGAGTGATTTGTCGGGGTTAATCTTGCGACCATTTTCTTTATCCTGGAGGCTGTGAGCACGAATGTATTTGTTGATTTCACGAGTTACATCTGTGCGCGCCATTTCTGTGCCTTTTGGCTTGTCAAGGAAGGCAGCAAGTTCATCACTAATTAATGATGGTTTGACAAAACCGCTTGGCGCACGAGTGCCTTTTTTGCGTTTTTTGTTGTTGAGTTTCTGAACTACTTTAAGCTGTTTCATTGTTTTTCTTTCAAGAACTTTAAGTTCCGCTTTTAATGAACTAAACTGAGACATCATACCCTGGAATTTGGTAATGAATTCCGCAAAATTGTCAGTGATTGATGTTTCGGTTGAATCCGCCTTTACTTCTACATTCTGGACTTCAGGTTCCGCTACTTTCTTGACTTCTTCTTTTTTCGCTTTTGATTTGGTTTCTTTCTTCGCGGGCGCTGGCGCGGCAGCGGATTTGGTCGCTTTGGGTTCGCTCTTTTTCGCAGCTGATTTCGAGGGCATATTTTATAATTTACTATATCGTTATTTTTTTAAGTTCTTTTATTTAATATATATTTTTATTTTCAAAATTATTTTTTTGAACCCCATTTATGCTAAAAGAAATTAAAAATTATATTATATATTTTTTAATTTCTAATTTTAACGAACTATACATAATTCACCGATTCAAACAACCAAGGCATACACTCCGCCGCTGAAGCATTCACCAATGTTAAACAACTTAATACATACATACTACCTAAAGCCCTAGCATCCCTATTTACTCCCTTATTTATTAACTCATTTAAAATCGCTAAAATATTTCTCCTTATTAGTGAAAAACTATAATTTTGTATTAAATGTAAACTTATATGAGATGCTCTAAATGGCGTACCATTTGGAGGACATATCTCCCTCTTCGTCTCCTGCGTTAAATTCGCCCTATAATGCCATATATCTGCTAGTTCTTTCACAAATCTTACTAACTCATATTTATTTAAACTCATAAACCAATTCATATTTGTATAATTCCCTAAACTATCCATCGCCTGAAATAAACTTAATACTTTCATCTCGAATTTTTTTGATTCTGATAATTCATTTAATTCATCATAATTTACATTTACATCTATACCCAATATTCTACTATATCTTATAAACTTTAACATATTATAAAGATTACTTGTATCAATCACTTTCCTCGTAAATGGATTCTCTATCTTCGATTTATTCTCAAAATTCTTTACATACAAATTATACAAAGAACCTATATCAAAACCATATATATAATCCTCATCATCTTTATAACTAAAAAACTGATTATACGGTATTTCCTTTATATTGTCCAATGAAATAAAATCGCAATCATTTGAACAATCATCTTTTTTCTTAAACCCTGGACCATGCAAATCTATATAATTCTTCACTAAAACTCTTCTCCATATTTTTTGTATTATTAAACAATAATAAGAATGATACATATAGTTGTATATCCTCTTCTTTAATATATCCTTATTCCCATTTAACTTTATTGTATAACTTCTACAAATTCTCTTTAATTGTTGCATATTATAATTTATATCAACTATACTGGAATATTCATTTATATCTGGAACACTAAAATCTTCGTCATTTATCTTTCTTTTACTTTTTCTTACTGGAATATCACAACATAATAACTTATCTACTACTGACTTTTCTCTTATTATACTGTTACTACCAAAATTGTTATTACTTATCGTATCATTCATATTATATATATATATAATTATTTTTCTTTATTTATTTTTATTATCATATACATTATAATAATAAAAATTATATTTCTATAATTCGTCATTTAAATCATCCTTTATATACGTTTGATTACATATCTTCTTTATTACTTTATCATCTATTCCATTCAAAGGCTTACCCAATTTCGATAAAGCCAAAGCATAATACCTCTGTTTATCATCTGAATCCATAAAATCTGGGTTCTCCTTAGTCCATTTCACTAATGCATCATAATTTTTACCAGATGTCTTCTTTATCGCATATTTTATCTTTGTTTTATCACCATCCTTCTCCCATTTATCATCATCTTTTATATATATTGTTTCTCTTTTCATATCTGTACAATGTATCGGTCTTTCATACACACTTAAATTGCTCATATTTTCCATTATTACATTTGTTATCCCTTGCTCTAATCCCTTCGTTTTTGTTAAATCTAATTGCTGTAAAGAAACTTCTATTGACTTTATAAAATCACTCATATTCATAGCATCTTTACACTTCTCATTCAAAAATACATTGATGTTAAATCGCTGATTATTATTTATCGTATTTGTATTATTTTGTGTTCCTATTTGTGTTCCTATTTGCGGGGCTAATTCTTTTATTACTGTTTGAACTGAATTTACCACAATTTCGTTTAATTTAACCACTAATTCTTCAGAAATTCCGTTTGAATTACTATTTTTTATTTCTTCACATTCTTCTTCCTCTTCTTCTTCATAAGTACATTTTTTTTTATGATTCCATAAACTTGACTGGTGTCTGTACTGTTTTCCACATTCACAAACAAATAATTTGTCTTCTTCTATTTTTGCCACTTTTTCCACTTTTTCGTTCGTATTTTCTTCGTCAAACTTCGTATTTTCACATATTTTGTGTTTTAGGGTTGAAAGGTGTCTTGTCATATGTTCCATTCGTGATGCTTTATAGTCACAACATTTACAAACCCAAAAATTACCACTTTTTACCACATTTTTGTTCGTCATTTTTCGTATATATATACTATCAAAAAAAGTTTCTAAATCCTTTTTTTGCCATTTTTTCGAAAATTTTTTTTCATTTTTTTTTCAAAAAATCAAAAATATGACGCTTTATGGTAACAAAGTGAAAATACCCAATTTTGCCAATTTTGAATTTGACAAAGGCGTTTCAAATATGCAAAATGGACATTTTAAAATGTCCAAAACCCGAAAAAATTTTTAAAATTTTAAAAAAGTTTTTGAAACCACTTTTTTTCGGTTATTTTTTTATTACCATAAATGCTCACAAACTGAAAATCGTCATTTTTCGTGGTTTGGCTTTAAGTTCATTTTTATATATATTATTTTTAGGCTTAAAGAAATTCCCGCGAATAGTTCTATTTTATTTAATATTTTTATAATATAAGATTATGGCAGATGAGCCAGATATAATAGAATTACCAGATGAAGATTTTTCATTTTTGATGATGAATTTATTAGGACATGATCCTATACATGATTTTAAATTTGCTTCTAGATTATATGAAAAACATTATATAATTGAGAAGATTTATCAAATTTATCAATTGATAAAAAATAAGTATCGAAAATTTATAACTCCAAGTGAATTATTAGCATATCAACGTAAAGCTTTAAGTCCATTAAAAGGTGGTGGAATAATAAATCAAACAAAAGTTGACATAGATGATGAATTAAATAATTTAATTATGAATAATAGTTTATTTATTTTATATTTAGTCGGTTTTTTAAACAATAATGATTTTAAAAAAATGGATTTTAATAAAAACATACCAGATGATATTAAATATAAATATATTGAATACTATATAATCTATATAGCATGTGAAAAATATTTAGAAGAATACTTGAACTCTAAAAAAAATGATGTAGAAAATACTGAAGAAATTAGTTCGGAAATAAATGAAACAGATTTAAAAGAAAAATCTCCTTTATATTCACTATCATCATTATCATCAGCATTACCAATTGTCAAGCCTATTGCTCATTTACCTTCAACTATTTCAGTTGCTTCTGGTGGTATAAAAAAACGAAAATCAAAAAAAATTCGTAAAAAATCAAGAACTTTTAGAAAAAAAAAAACTATAAAAAAACCAAAGAGAAAATTCACAAGAAAAAATAAAAAACTTATTGGTGGGATGGGAGAGAAAATTGAAACATTTATAGAACATCTATTTATGAAAGAAAATACTGATGTAATTAAAAAAATAGCTTATAGAAGTTATACATTTAATTTAGATGAACCGACACCTGGTTTTTCTAGAAAAAGTTCTGGTACTAGTCAGGTCATATGGATTCTTAAACTTTTAGGGTATAATTATAAAAAACTAATGGAATCATCAACAGACATATATGGTGATAAAAACTCAGATTGGTATCAAACATATTTAAGCATATTAAAGAATTTAGTTAAACAATATGAAGCTAGTCGTTTAATATTTAAAGGAACTAATAAAGCTAATAAACATAAATATGCACATTATTTACTACCTGATCAATATTTTAATCTCAAAGAAATATCTTGGCTTCTTAGTAAACTTGATGTTCCATTAACAGATAAATTTAAATCAGAGTATAAACTTGAAAAAAATATGTTATCGGATTATGTTAAAGTTAATTTTGATACGAATAAAACAACAAGCAAAGATTCATGGTATATAGCTTATGAAAATATTAAAGAAAATATTAAGAATAAATTTATTCAAGCTTCTAATGATTTAATAACTTTATTAACTAATATTACGGAATATGAAAATTTTGAAATCGAAATAAAAAGAGAGAAAGATGACCTAAAAAAAAGTCGATATGATATAAATTACAATAAACAATTAAATTTATTGAAAAATATTATTGATAAAATAAAAGTTTATAATAAAAATTATGAAAACTTAATAAAAAATTACAGTAACATATTAAACTCTATGAGATCGTCCCAAAATGAAAAATTCAAAAAACTAGATATAAAAAAAGAATTTGAAGAAATAAATAAAGATTTAATAGATTATGAAAATGATTTAACTAATTTAAAACAAAAAATTAAAGAAATAAAAAGTAAGCTGAGGGAAAAAGCAACTAAATTAAAGTTTGAAACGAATGAAAGTGCTAAGGAAACCAGGACAGACATACAAGATACAATTGGAGACCTTTCCAAAACCCTAAAACAAGATTTGGAAGAAGAATTTATAACATTATTTGGAGAGAGAGAACCAATTCCAAAAAGAATTCGAGATCTTAAAGATATGATTATGCAGGGACGGGCTGACGCAGGACACATGCATAAAATTTTTAAACCTGGTCCGAGAGCTCGCAATATTGCTGAAAATAAAATTCTTTCAATTTTTTCTAAAATAGGTTTAGGTATGAAAATTAGTAATGATGATGATAACAATCATTTGACAAAAAAACAAGAAGAATTACTTAACAAAGTAGCAAGTGGAACAATAGAAATTGATGATGGATTGTTTAAGTTTTTTAAAGAAAATAAAAATTATAAAAATAAATGGGGAAATGATAGTGATGAAGCTAATGAAATTATAGTAAAAATTGATAATAATGAATTAGTTATGAGAGATAATACTAAAAAAATATGTATTATAAATAATGGTGCTGTTTCTTCTACTAACGCAAAATTATGGTATAATGTGCTGGGAGCTGGTTCATCAATAATAGATGGAGCTAGTGCTGGTGCTATGACAAAAGGTGTTAATAAAACACATTTTAATACTGAAAAAGGATATATGAATATTCAATTTACAAATAAAAATAAAAAATATCATTATAATGTAAAATTGACAGGAACCCTCCCGAATATTTATAAATTAACTACTAATATGAAACTACCAAATCCTAATAATAAGTTACAGGATATTGATATTAAAGATAAAACAATTAAAATTAATATTCATAATAATGATTATAAATCTCATTTATCAGCCGCGAAGGTTTATGATAAAACATTACAAGTAGTAATTCGTCATTTAGCAATTTATATAGCAAAAAAAATATTACAAGAAGAAGAAGAAGGGGAAGACTCTGATCAAGAAGAAGACTCTGATCAAGAAGAAGAAGACTCTGTTCAAGAAGAAGAAGATTCTGATCAAGAAGAAGAAGACTCTGATGAAGAAGAAGAAGACTCTGTTCAAGAAGAAGAAGAAGACTCTGATCAAGAAGAAGAAGACTCTGATCAAGAAGAAGAAAAAGCAATACAAAAAAAACTTAAGATGAAAGAAAAAGTTTTTGAATGGGATACAGTATTTTTAAATAATATAGAATTTTTAAAGGATTTTATTCAAACATATAATAGAAAAGCATTAGGTGATTTTATACAAGAATTAAACGCAGTTTTAAAATATGGTGGTTATAAATATGAAAAAGAAAATAATCCTAAATATTACATTAAAGATCAAAAGTATGATCTTAATGATATTGAAAAATTTGAGAGAAAAAATAATAAATCTGATGATGGAAATAAAATACGGGTTTATATTGCAAATGATAGACCATCTTTCTGTAGATATGTATTCTTAAAAAAAGCATTAAATGATATTAAAGAAAAAAAAGATGGTAATAAAGATTATATTAATGCTAGTTCACATGGAATTTTTTTTACTAGTGAAAATAAATTTGCTTTCTAATTTTTAATAAATATTTATAATTTTTAAATAAATATTTATTGTCTTTATCTTTGAGATTCAGATAATCGAGAAGATAATGGAGGACTAATATTGAAACCATCAGGAAAACGTGAATTCCAACGAGCCTGTCTTCTCATTCTACTTTCTTCCAATCTTCTATCCAATTCAACAATGGAAGCGTAGCTAGGATCTTCTAACATTCTTCGTCTATGTCTATTAGATTTTCTTACTTTTTTTAATTTATCTAATTTCTTTTTCGCACGATGTTCTATTTCAGGTAATTTTTTTTTACATACAGGACATTCGCAAGGTTTTTTTTCTTTTGCTTTTCGAACACACCAACCCTGAATACAATTTTGATGAAAAAAGTGACCACAATGAGTTTCAATTCTATCTTTTTTATCCATTTTTTCTAAACATATAGGACACACATCTATTTTTCTTTTTAATTTAATTTTAGCTTTATCTATTTTTTCTAAAGCTTTAAGTTTTTTTTTTAAACTAGCTTTTTTCTTAGCAGCTTTCTGTAATTTTAAAGCAGCCAAATTTTTTTCTGTTGTTCTAGAACCTGCTCTTCTTTTAATTTTTTTTGTTTTATTAGCTTTCGCCATATATAATAAATAAATATAAAAAAATTCTAATATTTATTTATCTTTATAAAAGATTATTTTTAAAGTTTTTTTTTATTTTTAAATGACTTAACAGATTTTACTACTTTTGAAATAGGTATTTCTAATGATTTATTAGTAAGTTCTGAATATAAGTCTCCAACAGACTTTTTAATATTTCTTTTTTTAGAATTTTTCCATGAACTAGTTTTTTTTAGCATGGTTGGTGAACGAAATTTATTACTAGTAACACTATTAAATAATTTTTGTTTATTAATTCTTCTCTCATTTGCTTCAGCTAAAAGTTTTTTAATCTTTTTAATATCTTCATCCATAGCATTAAATGATTTATTAGACTTTATACTTCCACTTAATTTTTTTTTTCTAGTTAATTTTTTTCTAGTATTTTTTTTTCCATATTTTTTTTTAATACTATTTTTTTTTGTTGCCATTTATATTATAAAAATAAAAAAATTTCATATAAAGAATTCAAGCGAACTCATTTTAAGATTATTTGCTAAATTTTTTACGCCTTTTTTATTATTTGAAAGCAATAATTGATATAAATCTTCAATAAACTCAAAATTAGATATAAAAGCATCAGATTTTGCTACATTCTCAATATACTTAAAGAATTTGTTGAAATTTCTGAGAGAATCACTAAAATATATTTTACCACGAGAATTGAGAGAAATAGATGATTCTATGAAAGATTTATAATTAAATAACAACATTAATTTGATAATATTATAACTAAATAAATGGCTGTTCTCTCGATAATTATTAGTTTTATCATGTGAAATGATAGATTTATAATCCAATTTATTATGTGACAATATTTTAGTTGATTGGAGAAAGGCGTGAACTAATTCGAAGTTATTTATCTTTTCGAAAATTTCGCGAAATTTTTCGAGTTTTGATTTCGATTTCGAGAGAAAGTTTGCAAAATTATAAGAATATATTACATTATTAAAGAATACACCCCAAAATTCAACCAAACTTTCATTTATACTTAAATCAAAATCGCCATTATTTATCTCTCGACTTAAGTTAAAAATCGAGAGAAAATTCTTGTATAATTTAAATTCATTATAACTTTTATTATTAACATTTTCCCCAAATTCTATCAAATTCTTATCTATACCAAAATTATGTATCAATTCATGAGAGAAAACCTTGAATAACTCCTCCTCTCTATATACAACTATATCCCCTCTCTCAATACAACCATAACAAAAACCACCATTAACATTCTTAGCACCCAATATTTTCTCTCGTTTTATTTCTCTCTTAAATGGCGTCAAAAATAATTGTATATTTATACCGTCTTTTGAACAACTATTTCCGAGAGAAGACTCATCAATCAAATATATTAAAGCCATCATATGCTTTACAAAATTGTCATATTTCGCTACCGATTTTTGAGAGAAACCTGAATAAATGAAAAAATTTATATTTACATTTGATGATTTATATGGGATTTTATATGATAATAATCTAGAATTCTTAGTTTTTATATAAGATTTTATATTGTTATCTACATATCGGGTTGAGAGAATATGCTTATCATAAATCATATCCAATAAACTCTTTCTTTCTCTCGAATTTGTAGTATATATTTGACGGAAATCCTGAATGCTATCTAAATCCGTATTAACTATATTATAAATATTATCTAAAGTTTTAAATATTTCGGATAAAAATTTCGAAAATTTCGGATTTGCATTTCGGTTTTGAGAGAAAATAAATTTGCCCTTTGAGTTCTTTATTAAATCACCATAATAATATATAAGAGATTTTGAATCTTTTGTTAGATTTAATATTGACATAATACTTTATCAAGTTAATATATATAAATATTTTATTACAAACATACTAAAATATTTATTAGAATTAATCATTTTTTTGTTTTATTTACTGAGCTGATTCTCGCAGTTTTTGTTCTGCCTCTTCTAATTTTTCCTTTTCTTCTGCTAGTTCGGTTTCTGCTTTTTCTTTTGCTGTTATTGCTTCGTTTTTTGTTCTAGTTAATTCGTTTATATCTGCTTCTGCTCTTGCTTTATATGTTTCAAAATTCGCTAATTCTTGTTTTAATGTGCGTATATCATTAGTTAATCTTCTTGGATCTTGATTTAAATCTAAATCTTTTATATTATCTGAAAGTTTTATTATTTCAGAGTTTTTAAGTTTAACCATTTCATCATCTTTGGTCAACCCTTCAAATCCTTGAAAGTTAAATATAACATTTTGTGGGTTTATATCCTCTACTACTCTAATAATCGCACCTATATCTCTTGTTAATTTTTTCCAATTAAGACCATTAAAATCATCTATTAATTTATCAACTTTATCAAGTGGTACTTTATGTTTTAATACGAAATCTGAACCAAATACTTTTCTAAATGCTTCCAATAACTGATCACTAATTTCATTAGTTTCATCAATAGTTCTATTCATAACTTCTTCATCAAATCTGTCCATTAATATCTTTGTTATATCTTTTTTCATATTAGCTGTGCTTTTTCCAATTATATTAGTTATTAAATTTTGAATATTAATAGTATTAAATGTATTTTTAATAAAATCTTTTATACTTATCTTTCTGATTTCAAAAAATGTTTTCTTATCTTCTTTTGATCCTTCACCCTCATCTTCACTGGAATATTGTTTTATTTTATTTTTTAATACATCTTTTAATAATTTTGCTGTTTCTATGCATATTTCTAAATTATTTATAATATTAATAACTTCCATTTCCTTGATAAATTCTTTAATATAAATATTAAAAAATGTTTTTATAACTTCCTCGTCAATTTGAAGTTCTACAAAAGCTTTATAAATTTCACTTGTAGAATGACATAAAAATTCAATAAATGATTTTAGTTTATACTTAATATTATTATGTTTTTTTTCAAAGTTCGTATATTTCTTATTAATCTTTTCAAGTAGTTTCTTAATTTTATGTTTATTATTCATTAATATCTTTCTTAAAGCTTCATTTTTTAGTTTCTCTGAAGGTAATATTAAGTCTGGAAGTTCATCTATTATTTCTGTTTGTCCTGCTACTGATATTCCTGGAACGGTTGCTGAGTTTCCTGCATTTACTGCGCTTGCTGCATTTGATACGCTTGCTGCATTTGCTTCTTCTAAAAGTTTTTTTATACGTTCTGCACTAGCTTTTGCTTCTGTTTGTGCTCTTGCTTCTGCATTTTGTGCTGCTTCTCTTTCTTGTTCTGCTTTTAATTTTTCTGCTCTTGTCCTTTCTAATTCATCTTCTCTTTCTTTTGTTTCTTCTTTTGCTTTTGCTAATGCTGCTTCTTTAATTAATCTTTCTGTTGCCGTTGCTGCTATTCTTGCTGCTGCTTCTCTTCTAATTGTCTCTGCTTCTGCATCTTTTAATTTTTTTTTTAATGATAGTTCTCTTGCATTTGCCTCAGCTATTTTGTTATCAGCATCTTCTTTATCCGATTGTCTTGCTGCTGCTTTTGCCTCTGCTTTATCTTTTTCTTGTTCTGCATCTCTTAATGCATCTTCTAGTTCAGCGGCTTTTGCGTCTGCTTCTGCTCTTGCTGCTTCAGCCTCTGCTCTTGCTGCTTCTGCTTCTTCCGCACGACTTGTAGCACTTTTTAAAATACCTTCTATATTTGTTAATTCAGTTTTCAATGTTTTTTCAGATGTTCTTAAATTATTTAATTCTTGCTCTGCTTTTTCTTTTTCTTCATCAGCAGTTTTTAATTCAGCTTTTAATGATAGTTCTCTTGCTTTTGCTTCCTGTTCAATTTTTTCTTTTTCAGATTTATTTTCACTATTTGCTGTTGTTACGGCAGCCATTGCCTTTTCTGTTTCTAATTCAGCTTTTTTTAGTTCTTCATGCAAAATATGATATTTTGCATTAGCTTCATTTAAATTTTTTTCAGTTTCATTTAATTTTTGTTTATTATCTTCTAATTTTTTAACATTACTTTCCACATTAGCTTTTGCTTCTTTTATTTCTTCTCTGGCAATATCTGCTTTTTGTTGTGCTTCCGCTATTGCTTCTTTTGCTGCAACAACTTTTTTTTTTCTCAATAGACTTACAAATTTTCTTCCAGCATTTTCTTCTCTTAATTCTTGAAATCTTTTTTGACCGCTTTCTATTAACTTTATACCTGTAGCACGAGTGCTTTCTAATCTTTTTTCAGTATCTTGTAACTTTTCATTTAACTCTTTTAAATCTGTTTTCATTTGTTTTAAATCTTCAGCTAATTTAGCTGCTACTATTTGAAATGTATTATTTTCTTCAGCTAATTTATCTGCTACTATTTTAACTCTATTTATTAATTGATCTTTTTTACTTATAAGTTGTTTTTGTAATTCTACAGCACTAGATGCTTGTTGTTCTCTATTTTTTGCTTCTGCTAGTGCTGATTCCACTTCTTTTAATCTTAATTTTGTTGCTTTTTCTTTTTCTGCTGCTGCTGCTTCTGCCTCAGATTTTCCTATCGCTTTTCCTATGGCTTTTGCTGCTATTCTTGCTGCGTATGCGCTTGCTTTTGCATCAGCGATTTCTTCTTCTGCTTTTTCTAATTCACCTTGTAATATTGTTACATTTGTTTTCGCCTCTTTTGTTTCTGCTTCTGCCGCACTTAATTCTGTTTTTAATGAATCTTCATTTGTTTTAGCTTTATTTTCTAGTTCTTCAAGTTTTTGTCTTGCTTCAGCTTGTGCTGCTTCTGCTGTATCTTTTGCTGCTTGTGTTGCTGCTTCTGCTGCATCTGCTCTTGAATTGGCAGTATTTAATTGTTCTGTTATAGCTGCTATTTCTGCTCTTGCCGAATCAATGTCTTTTTCTGCTGCATCTAGTTTTTCATTTGCTAATGCTTCTGCTTCTTCAGCTGTTGTTACTCTTGCGTATGCATTTCTTGCTCTTGCTTCAGCATCAGCTACTCTTTGATTAGCATTTTCTGCTGCTGCTGCTGCTTCTCCTCTTGCTGCTTCTGCTGCTGCTCTTGCTGCTTCTGCTTCTGCTCTTGCTCTTGCTGCTTCTGCTGCTTGTGTTGCGGCATTAGCTTGTGCTGCTTCTGCTATTGCGTTTGCTTCAGCTGTTTCTCCTCTTGCTGCCTCTGTTTCTCCTCTTGCTCTTTCTTCAGCAGCTCTTGCTGTTGCTTCTGCTGCGTTTGCTCTTGCTTCAGCATCTGTTGCTCTTTCTTCTGCAGCTCTTGCTGTTGCTTCAGCATCAGCTACTCTTTGATTAGCATTTACTTCTGTGGATGTTTGCGTTTCTGCTGCTGCTCTTGCTGCTGCTGCTGCTTCTCCTCTTGCTGCTTCTGCTGCTGCTCTTGCTGCTGCTGCTTCTCCTCTTGCTCTTTCTGCATCAGCTTGTGCTGCTTCTGCTATTGCGTTTGCATTAGCTGCTTCTCCTCTTGCAGCTTCTGTTTCTCCTCTTGCTTCTTCTGTTTCTACTCTTGCTCTTTCTTCAGCAGCTATTGCTTCTCCTCTTGCTGCTTCAGCAGCTGTTGCTCTTGCTTCAGCATCTGTTGCTCTTGCTTCAGCATCTGTTGCTCTTGCTTCAGCAGCTCTTGCTGTTGCTTCAGCATCAGCTACTCTTTGATTAGCATTTTCTTCTGTGGATGTTTGCGTTTCTGCTGCTGCTGCTGCTTCTCCTCTTGCTGCTTCTGCTGCTGCTCTTGCTGCTGCTGCTTCTCCTCTTGCTTCTTCTGCTTCATCTAGTGCAGCTTGTGCTCTTGAATTGGCCTCATTTAATTCACTCTGTGTTTGTGCTGCTGCTGCTGCTGCTGCTCTTGCCGCATCTTCTGCGTCTAATTTAGCATTAGTTAATTCTGTATTTAATTGAGTATTTACTTTTTCTGCTTCTTCTTGTATTCTTTTATTTTCTTCTAATGCTTCTGCTAATTTTTCTTCAGCGCGTTCAGCTCTTTTTTCAGCAGCTTTTTTTTCATTACTATAAGTAAGTGCTCGCCTTGTTAATATAGAAACTTGATCATTTAAATCTTTAATCTCTTTTTCATCGTGCTGTTTTTTTTTGTTTGCTTCCTCTAATTTTATATTTGCTTGTTTCAATTCGTCATTTAATCTATCTTCTACGGCTTTTGCTTCTTCTTTAATTTTTTCTATTGTGGAAGTTTTTTCTTTTAGGATATCTTTATATTCATTCAAATCATCTTCTAAATTTTTAATACTTTCTGAAAAAATTTTAATATTTGTTTCAGTCGCTTTTTTAGCATTTGCCAAATTTTTTTTTGCAATATCAATTTGACTTTCTGCTTCTCTTAATTCTCTTTTCTTAGCTTCTAAATTTGTTTTTGTTTCTCTTAATTCATTTTGTTTGATTCCTGCTTCATTTTCACTAGAAGCTTTATTTTCTCTTAATTTACTTTCAGCTGTTTGGATTTCTGTATTTAATCTTTTTATTTCTTCTGTTTCTGTTTCTTTTGAACTTATTTTAATACTTTCTAATTCGGAAGTTATACTTTTTAATTCGGAAGTTATACTTTTTAATTCCTTATCTTTTCTTGATATATCATATTCAAGTTTTTTTATCCTTTCATATAAATTTGCATTTTCTGATAATATTTGATCTTTTTCTCTTCTAGTATTATTTATTTCTATTTCTAATTCTCTAATTTTTCTATTAATATCAGTTATTTTATTATCTAATTGAGTTTGGGTAGCTTGTGAAGCTTGCAATTCATTTTTAAGATGAGATATTTCTAAAGTTTTTGCTTCTATTTCATCATTTTTTTCTTGCACTTGACTTATCTGAATATGTAATTTAACGGTTAGATTTTCTATAGTTTGACTTTGTTTTCCTTCATTTGCTTTATATTTGTTTAATTGTTCGTTAAGATCTATTATATCCTTTTTTAATTTTTCTTGAACACGATTGCGAGCAGGTGCTGAATGGGGACGATGAGGGGTTGCTGTTGATATTGGTCCTATAAATGCTGACGGTGTTCTACCCCGCACACGCTCGCCCTCTTCCGCCTTCCCCCAGTCCGTGGCGACACCCGACACTGGCTGATTACCCAAAGTTTGATGATGTGGCTTATCCGCTCTAATTTCCGCCAGCCTCTCCGCCCGCCGCGCGTCTGCTTTTGCTGTGGAAGGTCTTATATTTTGTTCCACTATATCAGTTGATACAGGCACTCTTTGTAACCGAGCATCTGCTGTTCGTGCTCTTCTAGTGTGAGCTTCTTCATCAGGATTTTTATTTACTAATCTTTGAACTCCATCATCAAAACGCTCAACCCAAGTGTCTGTTTCTCCTCCCCCACTTTGTGTATCATTATTATTTAATTTTCTTTTTCTGGTTAAAGCATTAATAGGTTTTTGTTTAATTGTTTTATTTAGTTTTCCACCAGTAGCTGATTTTGTAATATCATCAATATTAAATTTAATTGGTGAACTTTCATCATCATCATGAAATTCAAAATATTTGTTTTTATAATCATAATACAATTCATACTCAGAAGCATTTTTATATAAATTTTCTGGTATAATACTACGTTTTTCAGCTGAAGTTAATTTATATCTTAATTCATTTAATGGATAAATATCTAATATATCATATTCTTTGTTTAAAAAGATCTCAGCTAATTCGTTATAAATATTCCAGTCATCAAATCTTGCTTTACATTCAGTATCTTTATTAATATTATTAGTGCTATTTTTAATAAAATCTACAAAAAATTGGTTATCAGAAGCATAAGTATTTATATGATGTTCAACTAAGTTTTTATATTCATTAGTTTCTTTATTTTCCTTATCTTTACTCATTATTCCAAAAATACCACCACGATATTTCTTATTAATAATATTTTTTTGTGTTAAATTATTTTTATAACTACGTTTACAAGTTTTCGTCATTATATATATGTTTTTAAAATAATATTATAATTAGAATTTAATATTTTAAAATAAATAAAATATTAAATGAACAAAGAATTATTTTGCTAAAAGTTGTCTAATAGACATTAATTCTTTAGCTTCAGTTGCACCACCACCTCTACCAGGTTTAAAAACATTTATTTTGGAATCACCTGTTAATAATAGAATTTTTTTGAATTCACTAATAGAGAATTTACTTTTAAGGGCAATAAGTAAAAGATTAGATTCCTGAGTTTTGAATTCTTCTTCTGAAATAAGTTTTCCTTTTAAACTTTTATCTTTCAATATAGAATCGTGGAAATTTTTAGCATCTTCAACTGATTTGGATGCGTTATGATTTGAGTTTTTAACAAATAAGTTGTAAATCTCAGGAATATTAGAGAATCTAGAGGCATACATAAATTGCTGAACACTAGACCATTCTTTACCATTAATATCAAGTTTATTAGCATTATCATCTTCACTGAATTTACCCCAAGAGTTGTCTAATTTTCTTCTCCAATGTTTTTCTTTATTAAGCTCCAATACAGTAGGTAAAGTTTTAAGTTCTTTTTCTATTGTTTCTCCACTACCTTCACCTACTTTTTTATCAACAGATTTGTTGTAGATTTGTATAACAATAGAATCATCATATAATTTGGATTTAGTTTTATCTACTAATGTATCATATTTGGATTCAACAGGTTTAATAGATAAATTGTTAGCATCAGCGAAATCTTTAAATTCAGGTATTAATACAAATAATCCAGCATTTTTTTCCATACATTTTTCAAGAATTAATTGCTTAATTCTATAAGGAATTTCCTTAAATTTGAATGCGGCTTTATCAATATTTTTATCATAAGTAATTAACTTATAATGTATATCAACCAGATAGTCTGCTATAATATAAAATTCGGGTTCAAAGATCATTTTTTCAAGAAGTTTTGGATCGCCTTCTCCACATTGTAATACATTTTCTAATTCTCCATTATCATAATTATTTTTAGCAAATATAATAAATTTAACATTGTATAATCTTTCTAATGTAGAAATAGCCCATGAATCAGCCCAATAATCAGATCTTTTAATAACATTTTTAAGATCATCAATAGTTTTTACATCTTTCATAAAATCAAATTCTTCTACTAATTCATTAAATTCTTTTTGTTCATCACTAGATTGTGATATATCTTTTAAATTACTTCTAGCATTATCTAATAATTCAGATTTTTCTGAACTATTACTAGTTCCACCTATCATAGTTTTAATAGTTTTGTGTTGTTTTTTATATTTGGATAAATCTTCCTGTGATTTCTTTAAACCTCCCGAATAATATCCATAAAATTCTTTATAAGTATCATATTGTTTTTGATCAACTTCATCAGATAATCTTTCTCTTATGGATTTAACAGATAGATTACTATATTTCTCTAAACCAGTAGATTTTAAAGCATCTCTTAATACAGCAAAGAAACAATCACCACCACCTTCATTATCTGTGATAGAATATTTAGAACTCTTAAGGAATTTGTTAATCCATTTATCAGTATCTTGTTCTTTATAATTAGCAATTTCTAATTCTGCTTCTTCTTTTGTTTGTTCATTAATAGCAAGATTTAATTTAGAAACTTCTTCTAATTCATCATCTGAATAAGGTTCTTTTTCCTCTTCTTCTTGGTCAGAGTCTTCTTCGTCAGAAGTATCTTCTTCATCAGATGAATCTTGTTCGTCAGAATCTTCTTGTAAAATATTGTCTTCTAATTTATAATTATTCATAATAAGAGGTTTAGAAAATGGAAAAATCAATGGTTCATTTAATTTTTCAATAATAACTATACCATCTTCATCAAGTATATTTCTATACATGGTATTTTCTGTTTCATAAATACCCATTTTTGTAACTATTTTATCTCTATTAGCTAAATACATGTTGAAATATACAATATTATTATCAACATATTCAAAGCAAGGCTTGCCTAAAACAAATTTAATATCATTTCCATAAATAGAACCTCTATAAACATAACTTTCATAATCAAGATCATTTTTATCAATAGAACCAGTTTCAAAATAGTTAATATTATTATCTATAGTTGATAAAACCATATATATATAAATAATTATATTAATGATATGATTTTAAATTATATTTTTAAATTATATTTTTCGAGCAAATCTTTATGTTTAAAAATAATTTTATTGCTTATACTTGGATAGGAATTTAAATTTAAATTAGCAACTAATTCTATATTTTCATATAAGTTTTTATATAATTTAATATACGTATCATCATTAGAAATTTCCTTAAATATATTTGGAACAATAATAGATAAATATTCAGTTAATTCTTCACAATACCTTTTTTTATCATCAAGTTTCATATTAACTAGAATTTCATTTTGAATATTTTGACTAGATTTAAATACAAGATCTATTGGTAGTAAATTTTTTTTAAAGCAATTAATGTAAAATTGACAAAAAGTTTTATATTTATCATTATGTTTATTAGTTAAACTAATTTCATCATAATTTAAACTAGAAGGAGACTTAATTGTTTTATGAATTTCAATAAATGTTTCCAAATTATTATTTAGTAGCTCAGTAAAGTTTTCATTAATATTAATTAAATTATATAACAATTCACTATATAGTTCACTAAATAATTTGTTGTTATAAACCAATGAATTAAATATGAATAAATCTATCTCATCTAAATTATTATTATTTTTATCAATATAAAGAGAATTATAAGTACATAAAAATTCATTTTTTAGTTTGCTATAATTAGTATTTGTAATTTTATTCAAAATTTTTCTTATGTTTATAGTCGTTAAATCCAAATCAGATTTATCATTAATATCTTTAACTCTATTAATAGTTCTTAATTTCATATCACTATCATTTTTTGTATTATTGGTATTGGTATTCGTATTGGTATTAGTACTAATGGTAGTATTAGACAAATCTGTTGTTAAATTATTGTAAGATGAAGTCCTACTTCTATTTGAAAAAAAATTATCAAAAGATGATTCACCATTACTACGATTATTGCGATTAGATCTGTAATTTTTATAGTTTTTAAAATTTCTATTTTTATTAGGTTTATATGTATTAGAAGATGTATTAAAATTAGGCGAAATGTTATATACAGGTTTTTTTATATCCTCTAATATAGAATTTAAATAATTATTAACATCATTATTCAATTCAGTATTACTAATGTCTAAAAATAATTTATTAATAAAGTCAATAGTATAATTATATTTTATCATAAACTAAATATAATAATATTATAATTACTTTTTTAATATATTTCGTTATAAGAACATATTTATAATGTAAATTATATTAATGGACATTATAAATTGTTTCCTATATTCTATGGATAATAATGTAAAAAATAAAACCGATTACATAGATAATTTTAAATTACCAATAGAATTAATAGAAGAAAAAAAAGAATTAAATGATACTATTTTAAATGATTTAGAATTGAAAGAATTTAAAAGAGATATATCAGAAAATACAGAAGAAAATTTATACTATAGTGTATTAAATCCAGAAAATGTTTTTGAAAAAATGATATGTAATAGATGGTCAAATTATTATACAAGCGATAAAAAATTCTTAGTAGATACACAAAATTTATTGAGAAATTATAAAAATAATGTAAGTTTTAAAGATGAAATAGATACAGAAGAAAATACATACAATAAATGCGAAGAAATATTTTATGATAATGGTTTTACAGAAAAATACCAATATATTGATTTACCATATTTTGATAAATATAACAATAATGAATTCTGTATGCAAGCATTATCAATATATAATTTAATATCTCCATTATTAAATTTGCTATTACCAATAATATTTTTAATACTGCCTTTTTTCATTATTAAATTACAAGGTTATGAAGTAACATTAGAAAGTTATATAAATCATTTAAGAACTTTATTTAGTCAACATATAATAGGACAAATATTTTTTGATTTTTCAGAAGCATCAATTTCAACAAAAATATATTTAATGGCCAGTTTAGGTTTTTATTTATTTCAAATATATCAAAACATATACAGTTGCCAAAAATTTTATACAAATATAAAATACATACATGAAATATTATTCACAGTTAAAGAATACATAAATAACTCTATAAATAGCTTTAATAATTTATTAAATTACACGAAATCATATATAACATATGAAAATTTTAATGCTACATTAGAACATAACAAAACTATTTTAACAAATTATTTATACAATCTAAATAAAATAAAAAAATATGAATTCAACTTTAAGAAGGTATTTGAACTAGGTCATTTAATGAAATGTTTTTATAAATTACATAATGATGACAATGTAATAAATTCTCTATATTTTTCATTTGGTTGTAATGGATATATAAAAAACATACTAACTATCCAAAAACAAATAAAATACAATAACATTAACTTTTGCTCTTTCATTAAAGATGATACAAAAACACAATTCAAGAATTCATATTATGGTGAATTAGTAAGAGATTTAAGCAATACTATTGTAAAAAATTCATACAGTTTAGACAACAATCTAGTTTTAACCGGGCCAAATGCAGCTGGTAAAACAACCCTATTAAAAGCAACAATTTTCAATATAATATTATGTCAGCAAATAGGTTGTGGATTTTTTGATGATGCAAAAGTAAAAATATACGACTTTATACATTGTTATATAAATGTTCCTGATACATCAAGTAGAGATAGCTTGTTTCAAGCAGAAGCAAGAAGATGTAAAGATATATTGTCAATTATAGAAGATAATCTAGACAAAATGCATTTATGTGTATTTGATGAATTATATAGTGGAACAAATCCAGAAGAAGCAATAGCGAGTGCCTATAGTTATTTAACATATTTAAATAATAATAAAAATGTTAATTACATTTTAACAACACACTACTATAAACTTTGTAAAAAATTAGATAAAAATGTAAGCAAAAATTATCATATGTATATTGAAAAAGATATATCTAATAATGACTTTAAATTTACATATAAAATTAAGAAAGGTATAAGCAAAATAAAAGGTGGATTAAAAGTTTTAAAAGATTTAGAATATCCCGAAATGATAATAAAAACTATTGATAATATTAGAGATAAAATTTAAATTCTATTAATATTATAGTAATAAAATTATTATAATATTATATTCGTTAAACATTATCAAATAAAATGTATTTTAAATTTAATTAATGATAACGTTATTAAACTTTATTGATACTGGGTTTATAATAACACTTGGATTATTACTATTGGTAAGTGGAGCAGTTATGTTATATTGTTATAGAAGATTAAATATTTTAGAAAATAGTATTATAGAACATGGAAAAATACTACAAAACTTCATTATGAATTACAATAATCAAAATCAAATAATCATGCAATCTTTAAATCCAAATGTAGGAAATATGGAAAATGAAGAAATGAATGAAAATTTAGAAACTACTTATGATGATACAAGAAATATACAAATAGATAATAGAATTAGTGTTTCTGATGATGAAGAATATACTGATAGTGAAAATTCAGTTGAAGAAGAAGATAGTTCTGAAGAATATACAGATGATAGCAATTCTGATATTGAAGAAGAAAATGAGATTAATGTAAAAAAGATAGTTATAAACGATGAAGATTTAGAAGAAAAAACAATCAAATTAGAAAGCGATTTACCTTTAGAAGTTAATGATTTAAAATTAGATTCAAAAAAATTAGAATTAGATTTATCAGAAGAAATAAAAAATAACACTGAAAAAAAAAATTTTAGTAGAATGAAAGTAGATGATTTAAGAATATTAGCAGTAACCAAAAATTTAACTGATAATGAAAAAGCTCAACAAATGAAAAAAAGTGACTTAGTAAAATTATTACAAGATTAATTATAAAAATTTATATATTATTATATTTTAAAAATATATAAATGAGTTGGGCAACTTGTTATCAAGGTTCAAATAATATACATTTTAATTCTCCTCCTTTAATGGAGGATGGTAGAAATTATTCCAGTTTTCAATTAGGCATATCATTTGATAATGCTTTAAAAAATAAAGCCAATATTAAAACAAATACAGAATATAGAAGATATTTACAACAAAACGCTGATAGTATAATAAAAAATAACCAGTTAAATGCTTGTGGTGAATGCGGAACTTGTCCATACATATCTAATCCCGATAATAGTGTAAAAAAAAATAGTCCATACATATTTGAGTCCAGTTTATCTGTTGATCAGCCATATGGATATGAAAATAGTGACTTAAAAAATATATATTTATCAAGAAATATGTTAGAAGCAAATATGCACGCTCCTGTTTTGGAAATAAAAGGCAAAGAAGAATAATTAAATTATTTAGCAAATTATATTTTTTTACAAATTTCAAAAAAATATAATTATATATTATAAAATGAATTTCCTTGACTCATTAATGGCCCCCTTAGGTAGAGAACACTGCACTGTATATTACATCTTAGGATTAGTTACATTATTCTTCGCGGTAATATCAGTTGTCAATGGTCTCTTCAACATGTTTGACAAAAAAAACAAAAAAACCGGTTTATTATTCATCGCTAACTCATTAACCATGTTCTTCATGTATTACTTATACAGAATTGTTTATTCCATCTGCATTAAAGCTTTATAAATTGTTATATAATCTAATATAATTTTTCTAATAATATTAATATATAAACTATATATTATTTATTAATATTAATGAAAGTTCTAAGTATTGATATTGGTATTAAAAATTTAGCGATTGCTATTATAGATCATAATAATAGTTCAGATGAATTTACTATAGATAACTGGTCCGTAATAAATTTATGTAATCAAATACCAAATTGTTCTTCTTGTGCCAAACCTGCTAAATTTACAAAAAACGCGAATTATTATTGTAAAAAACATACCAAAAATACTGATTACAAAATACCTAATATTAATATTCAAAAATTATCAAAACAAAGTATGAAAAATCTAATGAATATTGCAACCGAATTTTCTATTGAATTTATTAAATCTATTAATAAAACTGAACTCATACTATTAATTGAAGAATATATGAATAATTCTTGTTTTGAAATAATAGAAACAGTTAGTGCTAATAATATAAATTTAATAGATGTAGGCGTTAATTTAAAATTAGAATTAAACAAAGTTTTTGAAACAATTGATCTTTCTTCTATTGACTTAATACTTATTGAAAATCAAATTAGTCCTATTGCAAATAGAATGAAAACCATTCAAGGTATGGTTGCTCAATATTTTATTAATTGTAATAATTATAATATTGAATTTTTTTCAGCTGCTAATAAATTAAAATTATTTAAGGAAGTTAAAAAAACTACTTATGCTCAAAGAAAAAAAATGAGCGTTCAATATACTCACGAATTACTTTTAGAAAAAAATATGCAAGATAATTTAGAGTATTTTAATAATCATAAGAAAAAAGATGATTTAGCTGATTGTTTTTTACAAGCTATATATTACTTATCAACATTTAATAAATTAGTAATAAATTAATATTATACAATATATATAATATATATAAGTATGTCAAAAACATTAAAAAAATTAAATAGAAGATTAAAAAATAGAAGAACACAAAAAAGAGGAGGAGTAAACCTTAGACGACCTCCTATGAAAGTTATTTGGCCAAAATTGTCAGATAATTTTACACAAAAAGTTAATAATTTTAAAACTGGTGCTAGTAATAAAGCTAGAACATTAAAAAACAAAATTAAGGATTCAAAAGTACTAGGAATAGTTGGTGATGCAGCAAGAGCAACACCAGCAAAAGTTGGTGAGGCTGCAGGAGCTGCAAGAGCCAGAGCAAACAAAATTGCAAATTCAGCAGCAGTAAAAAACGCAAAAGAAAAAGTTGGCAAGGCTGTAACAACAGCAAAAGGAAAAGTTGGTGATGCAGCAAGAGCAACACCTGGAAAAGTTGGTGATGCAGTAAGAACAACAGGAAAAGTAATAGGAAAAGCGGCAAAAGCAACTGGAGAAAATTTAGCAGAAAAAGGTAAAAAAGAAAAAGAAAAATTTATAAATAAAACAGAAGTATTTCGTAATAAGATTGATGAAGATTTATTGAGAAGAACTATATCAGATAAAAATAGATGGGAAGAACAAGCACTCAATAAACTTTTAAATAAATTTAAAGAAAAGAAGGAACTATCAGCAGAAGAAAAAAAAATAAAAGAAGAAATAGAAGAAGAAAAAGAAAAATATATAAAAGTAGACAGAAATATTGCTAGATTTAACAGAGAAAAAAAGAATGCTGAAAAAAAAATAAAAGAAATAGACACTAACACTGAATTACAAGATAAAATAAAAGATTTAGAAAATAGTATTTACGCGGGAAACATCAGTATAAAGGGAGCAAAAGGTGAAGAAAAAAAAAAATTAGAAGAAAAATTAAGAAAAGAAACAGAAAAAAAAAATGCATTGACAGCACCAAGAGTAAAGGCTGAAAAAGCAATGACAGAAGCAACAGAAGGACTAAAAAAAGCAGAAAAAGAAGACGAAAGAGTAAAAGCAAAACTGCGTTTATTTGAAATAAAAACAACAGTAGCTGGATTAAATAAAAAAGCAGAAGAAGAAAGAGAAAAAGTAAAAAAATGGGAGTTCCACCATAAAAAATCACCGGAAGACACAGAAGCAAAAGCACAATTAGATGCTGCAAGAAAAAGAGCATATAAAGCAAAAAAAAAAGCAGAAGAAGCAGGTAAAGATATAAAAGATTTAGAAGTAATAATAGCAAAAGACAAAAAACAAGAAATGAAACAAAAATTGGAAAAAGAAGCAAAGGATAAAGCAAAATGGGAAACGGAACGTCAAGGTAAGGACCCTATTATGTCTAAAATTAAAGGGGTCGATATAGAAACAATAAAAACACAAGCAACTGAAAGACATAAAGACATTAAAGAAGAAAAAGAACTCGTAGTGGATGATACAATTGAAGAATGGCTTAAACAATCACCTGCTACAGCAGTAGTAACAGGAGAAAAAGAACCATCACCAGAAAAAAAAGGAACATTAACAGGGGAAAAAGTAGCATCAACAGGAGAAAAAGGAACATCAACAGGGGAAAAAGGAGCATCAACAGGAGAAAAAGGACCATCAATTAAGCATTCAAATGATAGTATTAAAATTAGTGAAGATTATGAAACAATTTCAGAACAACGTATAAAAGAACTTATAGAAAAATTGCCAGATAAAAAAGATAGTTTAAATAACTTACAAGCAATGTTAAAAAACTTAGCATCAACAATTAATACTAATACCAAGGATACATCAGGTCAAACAGGAGGAAAATTAATAGGAGGCGATCAAGAAACACCATTAAAAAAATGGAAGGAAAGACAATTACGAAGAGTAGATGAAGAAGGAGAATTTTGGAAAAATCAAAAAATAGATGTAAATAAACAACTAGACGAAATAAAAACAGCTATAAATAATCTATGAACAAATAAATTATAATTTATAAATATTATTAATCTTAATAATATTTATTTTGCGGATAACTTAAAAATTAAACTTCTAATTAAAACATAATAAAATGGACGTAATAGAAATAAATCCTGAAGAAGTAGAAATAAATGAAATGGTTTCACCCACATTAAGATTGGATAATGATTCAGACAATGATGATTTTATGCCATCAAAACCTTCCGTTAATTTTGGCTCTGGTATAGAACTTTTAATGAATGATAAAACAAAAAACGATAAAAAAAGCTCATCAAATGTTGAAATTGATGATATCACAAAATTAGAAGATGAACTAAACAATTTATCAGCAGAAAATGATGAAATGAGTTCAGCTATGGATAGAAGTTCTAGTAAAAAACCAATATTCGGAGGATTATTTGGAGTAGAAAAAACAGATGGTTCAAATGTAAGACAAGTATCTGGAAATGAAGAAGCAAAAGAACAAAATTTAGGAAAATCAACCTCAGATTTAAATGAAAATAAAACCTGGGATGGTTATGGTAAATTCAATAATGTTCCAGTAAATCTTGATAAAGTTGATAAAAAACCAGAATTATCAAAAGAAGAAGAATTGAAAGAAAAATTCAAATACATAAGAAGATTAGAAGACTTAGAAAAGAAAGGTGTTTCTTTAAGCAAACGATACAATATGGACTCTGATCTACAAGAAATGATAGGAGAATATGAAACAATTATAGCAGAAAAAGAAAAGTCAAACTCAGTAAAATTCCAAGCAAAAATGATGATGGCTTGTGTTACAGGTTTAGAGTTCTTGAATAATAAATTTGATCCATTTGATATTAAGTTAGATGGTTGGAGTGAACAATTAAATGAAAACATAGAAGAGTATGATGAAATTTTTGGCGAACTACACGAAAAATACAAATCAAAAGCCAAGATGTCACCAGAATTGAAATTACTATTCCAACTTGGTGGTTCAGCTATTATGGTTCATATGTCAAACACACTATTTAAATCTTCTATGCCAGGTATGGATGATATATTTAAACAAAATCCCGAATTAATGAAACAATTCACTTCTGCTGCTGTAAATACAATGGGTAATAATGGTAATCCAGGATTTGCTGGATTTATGAACAATGTATTTGCGGGTGGACAAGGAGGACCAGGTCAAGGAGGAGGTGGAAATGACAGTGGTTTAGGATTTGGTCCATCTATGAGAAGAGAACCACCACCCAATGTAAATGAAGGACCACCACCAGCACCAATGGAAACGAAATTACCTGAAAGATCACAAAGAACACAAAATATTCCAAATAGACCAGATATAATGTCTGCAAGAGGCGTTTCAATAAGTGAAAATCAAGGAAGTATGAAAGAACCAGAACAAAGAATAACAAGACCTGAAATGCGTGGTCCAAGTGCTAAACAAAATGAGATAACCAACTTGTTAAGTGGATTAAAAACTAAACAAGTAAGTGTTCCAGAAGCAAAACAAAATAATGAAGCATCAACAATATCAGTTGAAGATTTGAAAGAATTAACAGGTGCACGGTTTCCAAAATCTAAAAGAAAACAAAAGAGCGATAAAAATATAGTATCATTAGATATTTAATTGGATTTTTTACTATCACTATTTATTTTTAAACTAATATTTTTTATATCAACAACAATACCCAAATGTTCTTTTTGTTTCTGAGATAAACATTTAAATGGTACAAGATATTTAATTTTAGTATTGTTTTTTTGAACCGTAATCGCAACCGTTTTAGTCATCTTATATATTATATATTATAAATTAATATTTATTTAAATTTATATAAATAAATATTAGTAATGTATTCAATAAATAAAAATTATAGTAATTTAAAAACATTAGTTATAAACTTAGATGACTATATAGACAATTATAACAAACAAAAACCATTTTTAGATGATTTAGGACTAAACATAGAAAGATTTTCCGGAATAAATGCTATAAAAGATCAACATTTGAAACCAGAATATAAAAGCTATATTTCAAAATTCGCATTAAATTTTCAACCGAAATCAGTTATAGGTTGTTCGTTAAGTCATATATTATGCACTAAATATATATATGAAAATTATTTAAATGACTACGATTATTTTTTAATAATGGAAGATGATGCTTTTCCAATATACAAAAATATAGACTTTTTAAATTTATTAAACTATAATATTCATGAAATAGAATTGTTAGATAAAAATTGGGATATTATACAACTACATAGTGATGCTATTTTTCCAAATTATGATACATATATAACGCACTATTTTTCAGGTAGTTCTGCAGCATATTTAATTTCAAAAAAAGGAATAGAAAAAACTTTTAATCAAAAAATATTTAGTCACGCTGATTTTATACAGCATAATTGTATAAAATTCAATAAATATAAAGTAAAGAAGAATTTATTTTGGACAAATGAAAAAAATAGTTTAAATAGAAAAGATAATACAAATTTGACTTTATATAGTTTATCATTAGATGTAAAAACAAAATTATTAGAATTTTTAAATAAATATATTGTATCAATACCATTAAGAGGCGAAAAATCTTACGCGAATTTTTTAGAATTTAAAATTTTAAAACTACCTTGTATGAAAAAAGAATATACAGCAAATGAAATAATAGACTATTTGTTAATGGGTTATTTATTTAAAAAAAGTATAAAATATATTAAATAAGTAAAAAATAATAATAAATAGTATTCAGCTATTTATAATAAATGGTAGAACAATTAATTAATGGAATAGAAAATCTATCAAAAAATATAATATGTTCCAAAGGAGATGTGCTTTTGACTGGGTATGTCCACCCATCAAATAATAATAAAGCATTTCAATTGAGTTACGATTTTAATAAATTAAATCATCAAAAAGTAAATATAGGATCTTTATTAAGTCCTTCTATATATGAATTACTTGAAAAAATAAATCCAGAGTTAATAGAAAAAATTAATATTTTAAATATATTAAACGATGATCAAGCAGATATATTTATATTAACAAAACATATAACAAAAGATATTGGAATTAAACAAAAATACATTATATTTAGAACATCAAGAACTATAAATCCTAACGATAATACAATATGTTTTATAAATCAAGATATGTCTTTAATTAATGATGAATTAAAATCAAAATATTTAAATCAATTAGAAATAAATACAAATGTTTGTGAGCCATTAATATTCAATTATGGAAAAACATTAATAAGAGTAAAAAATAGTAATTTAAATGACTTAGATACAAATACAGAAATAGATTTAAATTTTATAATAGATTTTCAATTATTAGTAAGTGATGATTTACCAATACATATGGAAAATTTTACAGGATTAATGTTTAAAAAAATATTTCATAATCTAAAAGTATTTATAGACAACTTAAATAAATAATAAAAAAATATTATATAAAGTTATGTATTTAATAATATTATATACAATTATGATAATATTATTATTAGAATCCATGTTAAGAGTTATGTACATATCTAACATATTTATTTTTGAAGTTTTAAATCATTATTATACTTCAATTATGTGTAAATATTACTATAAACATCCACAACCAAAAAGATTAGAATTAATAAAAAATGTAACCGAAAAAATAGAAAAATTCAATATTGTTTATTTAAAAGTAATGCAATCTTTATGCTTAGAAAATAATGTATTAAATGATAAAGAAAAAGATTACTTAATTAAATATACAGATGATGTTCCATACAAATATAATGAAATAGATTATGAAACACTTGATATATTAGAAAAAGAGTATGATATAAAATTTGATGTAAAAGAACCTATCAATTCAGGTATAGTTGCTGTTGTATTTAATGCTACTTACGGTCCAGAATCAGAAAAAGTAGTAGTCAAAATGATAAAGAATGGAATAATGGATAAATACAAAAATGTTTATAATGATATTGAATATATATGTTGGATTTTAAAATACATTCCATATATTAATAATTTAAATCTAAATAAAATATTTGAAGATAGTCGTGAAATGATTTTAGAACAGATGAATTTTATAAATGAAGCAAATAATATTAAAGCATTTCGCGAAAAATATGAAAACAATCCAGAATATAGAATACCAAAAGTTTATGATGAAATAACAGAAAAACATAATAATGTAATTGTTATGGAAAATATCAAAGGATTAACATATAATGATATAAAAAATCTCAGTCAAGAATCAAAAGATGAGTTCGCAAAACTATTCTTTAAATTTGCTATGTTAGGTATAATAACAAAAGGTGTAATTCATGCTGATTTACATGCTGGTAATATATTTTTTTATGTAAATGAAGATAATAATGATTTACCAAAATATCAGTTAGGAATAATAGATTTTGGTATATGTTGTTTTCCAAATAAAACAAATTTAAATGGATATTATATATTTTTAAATGATATTCAATGTAAAAAACAATATTGTTTATTAGAAAATACTATGCCAATTATAATAGAAAATAAAGAAACATTAAAAAATATGGAACCTGAATTAAAAGAACAATTATTTAGAGAAATGATAAAATGTATAGAAGAATATGCTGGTGAAAATCTAGATACAAAATATTTTTATTTGCTTAGCAAACTATTAAAAAAATATAAATTATATTTTACATCGGAAATGAATAAATTATGTGTTTCGCTTAATATAACACAGAGTTTAGGTTTTGGTTTAAGTAAAAAATTATCAACTTTACAATTTGAAGTAATAGAAAGTTTAGATGCTATAAATAAAATATTAGAAATATAAATAAAATAAAATTGATATAAAAAAAAATACTACATTATTATTATAAATATGAATAATAACGTAGAAAATTCACCTAAAAACTTTATTCTTTTAGATACAAGTTATTTGATATTTTACAGGTATTTTGCATTAATTAAATGGTGGAAATTTGCGAAAAAAAATATTGAATTGCCAGAAAATCCATATGAATCAGCAGAATTCGTTGAAAAATTTGAAAAAGTGTTTCTAGAATGTATTTCTAATATTAAGAAAAAATTAAAAATACATAAAGAAACTTGTAAAGTAATAGCTGCTTGTGATTGTCCTCGTAAAGAAATATGGCGAAACAAGTTCTATTCAAAATATAAAGAAAATAGAGATAAAGATGATAGTTTTATGGGAGGAGAATTCTTTAAACTAGTATATCATAATGATTTTCTAGAAAAGGCAGGTGCAGATAAAGTCTTTAATCTATATTCATTAGAGGGGGATGATGTAATTGCTATTACAAAAAAAATTATTAGACAAAAACATAAGGACGTTAAAATTTATATAATCGCTAATGATAATGATTATTTACAATTAGTAGATGATAATACTAAAATCATTAACCTCCAATTTAAAAGTTTATCTGAAAATAATAAAGTTTCTTCTGATCCAGAAAAAAATTTATTTACAAAAATTGTGTTAGGAGATAAATCTGATTGTATTACTTCAATATTTCCATCGGGAACTTGTGGTCCAAAAACAGTAGAAAAATTTTACGATGATGATGAAGAATTTCAAAAAGCATTAAAAAGATATGGAGCAACAGAAAAATATCAAAGAAATAAGAAGATAATTAGTTTTAAAGAAATCCCTTTTGAATTACAGCAAACTTTTATTGAAAAATATGAGGATTCTATTTAATTATTATAATACTGAATCAAGTTTTTTAATGTTCTATTTTTTTTTATTTTAATATTATCATATTTTTTAATGCTCTTAGATCTTTTTAAACCACCAATCATAGCATTTTTTTTATTATAAATTTTAGTTACCTCTTTTCTGAATAATCGTTTATCTGGATATAAATGTTCTCCTAAGAAATTATATAATAATTTATCTAAATTATCGGCACCTTCATAACAATTTAATCTTGAAGATAATCTTCTCTTTATACTTACATTGCCTTTTTCATCTAATTCTAAAACATGAACATCTAAATAGAAATTATATGAATTACCTTCGTTAAAAAATGCTAATCTAACATCTTCTGAATGTTTATTTTCCATAAATTGATCGCGATATTCTTCTAGATTTTTTGTTATTCTTGATTGTAGTTTATTATATTCAAATGTAAATGGAGATTTTATATTATTTTGTATTTCTTTATTTTTATTTATTAAATTTTCTACATCATAATCTTTATATTCATTTATTAATTTAGTATGATCTTTTATATTTATATTAAGTAATTGTTTTAAATTTTCACTTCCATTTTGAAATTTGTTTGTAAAATCTCTTTTCATTCTATCTAATTCTTTATTTGATTCTTCATCATTAAAATTAAGCACTTTCGGATTTTTAATTTTTACATCAATAATTTTAAATTTCTTACCATGTCTATTTAATATATTTTCAATTCGTAAAAAAAAATGTTTTATATAATATTTATTTATTATTTTAAATATATTTTTATTATTATTCTTATCTTCATAAATATTACTATAATAAAAATGATCAAATAATTGTTTTGATACAAAAATTTTTTTTATATCATCCACAGTTTTTATGTCTTTAAAAATTTCAGGATAATTTTTTTTATATATATTATAATTTGTTAATATTTTTTTATAATTTAATTTTTTATCAAAATACATATTTTGATCTATTTTATTTAAATCTTCTTGTTTAAAAAAAATGCTCATATTATAAAGTTTATATCTATTAGATGAATATATAGGTTCACTGCTTGATGTAAAAATTTTTTCATCATCCAAAATATTTAAATGCAATTTTATAATAGAAAATATAGGCACTTCTTCAAACTCTATATCAAAAAAAACTTCTATAATATTAGGTCTGCTTGAAAAATTGTATTTTTGTTCTTGTTTTAATATTCTAGGAGTAATAGATTTTATTTTAATATGATTATTTGGCACTTTTTTAATAATACCATGTCTTTTTTTATAAAATGAATCATTTATAATAGTTCCTTTAACACAATATAAATCTATTAATAATTTGTGAATATTATGATATGTTATAATTTTTTGTTGTAATTCAGTGTTAGTTACTATTTCATCATAAAAACTTTTTTTATTCATATTTTTATATTCATCTTTTGTATAAAAATATTTTCCATATTCATATAATTTTTCTTTAAGTGTCTCTGGTTCATTCCATTTAGGTACTTCTTCTGTTGTTTTTTTTTGCTCTTTCTGTTTAAGTGCTTTATTATATTTAAAATTTTCATCCAAACTATTAAAAATACTTTTTATATTATTTTCATTCCCATTTTCTTTAATCAAAAATAGATTTTCTAATCTTTCTGATCTATTATCACCTTTACTAAGTTCTTGTAACTTAATTTTTTCTTCCGATAAAATTAAACTAGATAATATTTTTTGACCCTTTTCCTTATCATTATAAATTTTATTATATATATTATTTCTTATAATATCAAGCAATGTTTTTTTTTCTGGATCATTAACATTTGTTAGTTTTAAATCAATATATTTAGTATAATTAATTTTTACTCCCACGTTTCCTGATTTTGTTGGTAAAGTAATGGTGTAATTATTTTCCAGAATCTCGTTTATATTTTCTAACATTTGTATTAATGTTTTAATCTTAACTTCTAATGTTCCTTTCAAATTTCTAGCAGTCTCTTCATAGTTAGTATTATTATCATGATAACTTGGATCAAAATTTATATTATGCTCACTATTTTTTATTTCTTTATTCCCTTTTAATATAGATATCATATAATACATAAATTTAGTTTGGGCATTATCATCAGGAGTGTCATTTGCATCTTTATATTTCTCTTTTAATGACAATATATTAAAATCCATACCTTCTAAATTTTTATTTAATTCGTCTTCAAAATATTTGCGAAGCCCTTCATCTGTTATCAAAATGTCTCTTTTATCTTTAATTTTATTTAAATAACTTATTAATTTTGTTAATGTAATATCTTTTGGTTCTGGTATTTTAGAAGTTTGATCTATAATATTTTCTAGTGTATCTATTTCAATATAATTATTTGATAATGGTAACCTCATTTTTTTTAAATAGTTTTCTTTGGTTATTAAATCGTTTAACGTTTTTGTTACTTTATCAATTCGCGAATCGTTAATTAGTTGCTTAATTTTATCTATGTTAAAATTATACTCAATATTTTTATATTCTCTATCATCTATGTTCTGTCTAAATAGAGTTCTTCTTTTTTTAAAGAAATCTACATTTCTAATTTTATTATAAAAATCATAGCTATGATCATCATTATATAAATTATATATATACTCAGCTTTATCAATTTTATATACAAATTTTACTAGAATATCTCTATTATTTTTTTCTCTTGCTGATGACATATTAATTATTATAATATATAAATATAATAATTAACCTTAATATACATATAAATCTTATAATATATTTATTATTCATCTGAAATATTACTTAACATACTAATTTTATTGTTTAACTCATCTTGCTGTTTTGCTTTTTCTAAAATTTGTTGAGCTCTATCTATTTCATCTTGTGAAACTTTACCATCTTCATTAAAATCCATAGCATTTACTACTTTCTTGTATTTTTCTGGTAAAATATTATATTTACAATTTTCATTAAATACAAAATTACTCAATATTATAAATACTGCTGTTATAACTAGAGCAATAAAAATATCTCTTGAACCCATAAATGCTATGGTAAATATTAATACTTCTCTAGCTACATTTTTAAATATCATCTCCTGACCTTTAGTTAAATTAAGTTCAATAAATCTTGAACCTAAATTCATAAATATCATCATCAAACCTATGAAATATTTATTAGTGTTTATATTATTAAAAAAATCATTCATACTAAATTTACCTTTATTTTTTAACTTATTCAACTTTTTACTATTTGCCATTAATATTAATTTAGATAAAAATTTATTTCAAATTTTAGTAGTTTTACAAAATATTATTATCTCTCTTTTTTTATAAGTATGTATCAATTAAATCCAGCATCATTAGATTCCGATAATAATAAAAATGAATCAAAAGGAATTTATAAAAAATCATCTAATTTAAACAATAAAACTTACAAAAATAGAGGTAAGTCCGTCAACTTTTCTGACGATGAAAATAAAAACAAATTAACCAATATAAATAACTTATTATCTAAACTTCACTCATCAGAAGAAGGTGAAGAAAATGAAGATAATACTACCTTTAGAGATCAATATAATGAAGACAAAACTAATAATTCACCTAAAACAGCAATAGAAAATGAATTAAAAAAACTTGATACAAATGATCAACTAAATTATTTAAATGGAAATATTAATTCTAACTTTGCTAGTTTAAGTGAAAGTTACAAAAACAATATTAGCTATTTAAACAATATGAATGATAAACAAAAATTTAACGCTGTAAATAATTCTAATATTGAATATGATAATAACAAATTATTAACTAAACTTGATTATATTATACATTTATTAGAAGAACAACATAATGAAAAAACCAACCATATAACAGAAGAATTAATTTTATACTTATTTTTAGGAATCTTTATTATATTCGTTTTAGATTCATTTGCTAGAGCAAGCAAATATATTCGCTAAGTATTTTATTACAGTAAATAATATAGTTTATTAAAAATTATATTATTTATTTAGGAGTTTATACTTAATTTGACTTTTTAAAAACATATAAATATTCATTCTCATGATTTACTTGGTCCATATTTATATTTTTTAATACATAAAAGCCTTTGCGTTTTGCTAAATTTACTATATTATTTAATTCTGGCATATATAAATTGTTTTCATTTTTTCTAACCTTATGTGTTTTGTAATTTTCAAATTTTTCATTATATTTTACATATGGTACAACATCATCATCTAAATTATTATTTAATTCTTCAAATTTATCAGCGCTATCATCATTAAATAATTTTTTGAAAGTTGATATAAATTCAGTATTTTTATCAAATTTAACAATAAATTCCTCTATCTTTTTATTATATTTTTCAGGATTGAATAATATGTTTTTCTTATCATCTTGAACATATGGTTTAAATTTATCTCTGTCTGCTAAATTTATAATTAAATATCCACTTTCATTTAATAAATTATAACAATTTTCAAAAAATTCTTCCTTATTTTTTATTTCATATATGGTTTTGCCCAAACAAGAAATATGTGAAAACGCATTATAATCTAATTCTTCATTATTTAATATATCTCCTTCTACAAATTTACATTTAGGATATTTTTCCTTCGCTTTTGAAACCATTGAACCTGATTTATCTAACCCAGTTACATCTAATTCATTATCTTTTAATAATTTTACAGTATAACCTGTCCCAGATCCTACATCTAATAATTTAGTATTTTTTCTTTTTTCTTCTAATTTCATTATTTCACCTACTTCAAATTTATTTCTGTTTTTATTGAGATGTATAGCATCATAATATTTTGAATAATGATCATCATAAATATCATTATCAATTTTTTTGGAAAATTTAACACCTTTTTTACCACCTTTTTCATTTTCATATTGTTCAATTAAATCATTACTATTGTGATTATTATACATAATAACTACAAATACTAGTATTAAAAATATAATAAAAAGTTTATGTAATAAATTTAATCTATTAAATGAATTTATTGTTTTGTTGAAATTATTGATAATTTTATTTAACATTATTTAATATGTATTTATATTATATTTTTTATATTTTATTTCTATAAAAAATATTTTTATGGATACAAATGCTATAAATGATATTCGCACCGAATTTAAAAATATTACCTTTTCAAAATTTCAAAAATCAAAAGCTAAACAAGAATTAATCAATTCTATTTATCATGCCAAAATAGAAAATGCTAATTATTGGGCAGCCGAATTTATTTGTGCTGGTCATTTTTTAGATTTATGGGATATTATTATTTTATATGCTACTAAATATATTCATTCAGGAAATCCTAAATTAAGTATTTATTTAAAAATGAGATATGATGTTTTTGTTAATATTGTAAGAAATGGATATAGTAGTAATATATTGGTTTTACGTAACAATAGTAAAATTCGAAAATTATTTTCTGAAATTATCTGTATTTTATGTTATTCTAATAAAAAACATACATATCAACAAATTAAATTAAACAAAAATGAAGAATTTGATATTACAAATATTAGTAGTAAATTTAAAGCACCTAATGTTAATTTTATTCAACCTATTTATAAAGATGATGATCCAAAAGAATTATATATACCTGTAAATGAATTGATATATAGTTTAACCAATAAAAATATTATTGATAGTTGTTATTGGTATGAATGGATTATTGAATATGAAAATATAAGTAAAAAAAAAAAGAAAAAATGTATATGTCAAGCTAGAACATATGCACCTAAGGGTTGTCATAATGATATAATATGGATTATATGGGATATATTATTCTATTATTCCGATCCTCAAAATAATAATAAACTAGTAAAAAATAAAAAAACGATCAGTATTATTAACAAAATAATAAAATCTTTACATGAATTATTTACCATTAAATACAAATCAACATACAAATCTAAAAGAAAATATATTATATATTTCGCATTCTCATTACTCATTGAAAATATGAATTTTGATATTAATATTACAGAAAAAACTAATGAAACTAATGCTATTGTTGAAAAAATTGATGTTATTTATAAAGAAGTGAAAAAAAATGAAATTAGCCCCAATACAGATTATTTGTTTACAAATCTAAAAAAATCTAATCTTGAAAAAACTATTGAAAAAATTGAAATGATTAATAATATGTAAAAAAATTTATTATTAAATAATCTTTTTACATTAATCTGACTCAGATTTATATTTATAAATATGAAGAAAATGCTTACCAGAACCAACTTCTATTGGTTCAACTAACTCTATTTTTTTTGAATTTCTTAATATATGTATTAGTTTTTTTCTTTTAATTTTAATATCGTTTTTATATAACTTATATTTAATATTTCTTAAAGAATATACTATATTTTTATTTGTTTCAAGAAATTTTTCAACACCTTCTATTTCGCTAGGATTTATCATTATATTATATTAAATTGTTAATATTTTTTTAAATAATTTTTTTATATATTATCACGATAATAAAATAAAAGTTTGTATCCACGCATGAATGAATATTCCTCTTCATGATAATTAGGATTTTCAATAAATTTCCATATTTTATTACTATTTATATATTTTTTCCAATCAAATCTTGATAAACGAGAATAACTACTTCCATCAAATTTATATCCTTTTCCATTTATAGTTAATACAGCTACAAAATGAGAATTTTCTTTTGGATTATAATGTTCTTTATTTGTTATTATTATAGAATCAAGAACATATTTATAAGTTTTATCATCCTTTACTAATTCATAACTAGTTTCATATTTTGTTTTACTTTCATGATCCTCTATTACTATCATATCAATATTGTTATTTATATTATTAAATTTATATTCTAATATTTCTTTAACTTTTCTATATTTTCTATCAATATCTATATTCATTATTTTTAAAATATCATAATTTAAATATTTCATTATAGTTTTATAATATTCAAATGGGTTTCCTGCTATATTTACATTTGGAACTCTAAATTTAGTTCGCTTTATAATGTTATAAATTTTTGATATAAAAAAATTTGTATTTAAATCCTTTGATAAAGTTCTCACTTCATTATAAATTTTTTTATTTGTTATTTGATTATAAGATGCTTCAATGTACAAATTTAATATAAAAAGTAATTTTTTTAATTCTATGTTTTTTATTAATCTATTATCATAAGTTTTTCCAGTTATCATTAAAACTCTTAAAAATCTAAAAAATTTTCTACCTTTATCACTAAAAAAAAATATTACAAACATAGTATTAAACCAACAGTTAGCATATAATTGTTTAGGTGGTATAAATTGTTGTGGAATTAAATGTTTACTTGATTCAAGATTCTTTAAAAGATGCTTTACTACTATACTATTATCATAATTTAAACAACGCTTATTTTTTCTTGTTCCCACATTTATTTTTAATATATTATTGCAAAAATTTACTTCTGCTGGTTCAAGTGTTTTTAATTTATTAATTTCTAATTTTCTATTTATTGATGGAGAAAAAGATTTATTATTTAAAGTATTTTCTGATTTACTGTAATTTCTATATTTTTTTGTTTTCATTATTCTAATTATATTGTATTTATATTTTATAATAATTTAGACAATAATTATAAAATATTCTTTATTTATATATAATGCAATCTATTAAAAAATCATTAAATGATTTGGAAACTAAAATCAAATCTAAATCACTTTCACCATTATCAGTTAACAGCAATAAACCTTTTAGTACAAAAAGTTTACAAACTCTTGTTAATACACCCATTAATTCTATTATTAGTAAAAAAGAAACACCATTAGAAAGTATTAAATCTTCTATAAAAAAAACTACATCTTCCATCCCTGATTTTGATACAATTAAATCTTCCATTAAAAAATCCACGCAACCTAAACCACCGTCACCTATGGATACAATTAAATCCAGTATAAAAAAAACAACACAATCTATTCCATCTATTTCATCTATTACTCCTACAACTGAATCACCATCATTATTTGGATTTAATTTAAAAACATTCTTAATAATTTTTGTATTTACATTTTTACTTGCATTTTTAGGATTAAATATATTCACATATTTAGCTAAAGGAACTGATTTCCTTAAAGACATTTTTGGTCCTATCCTTTCTAGTATTGCTGATATTACTGGTAATACTGCTAAAACTGCTATCACCAACACATCCGAAGGTAGCAAACAAGTATTAGATAAAACATCTGATACAGGTAAAAATATTGTTGACTATACAGAAAAAGGCTCTGCAACTGGTATCACATTTTTACAAGATCAACTTAGAAAAAGCAAAACTATTGCTGAACCTGACTCCGAAAATGATAATAAATTAAGCGATGAAGATAATAAAAAAATAGATAATAACGATTCTGAACCTGAACCTGTTAGAACAGCAGCATTAGAACAAGGTTATTGCTATATTGGTAAAATTAATGATACCAGATATTGTTCTAAAATAAGTGGTAGAGCTCAATGTATGTCAGGTGAAATATTCCCAACAGAAGAAATATGTATAAATCCCAATCTTCGTATGTAAATATTTATAATTTTTTTTATTTATAAATATTTTTATGGTTTTCTTCTGCGAGTTTTATTTTTTTTGCTTTTTCTTCTTCTTGTTTTATTATTTACAAATACTAAATATGGCTTAAAAAATTTAAACATATCAGTGCTTGTTCTATCTCCACTATATTCGCGCAATAATGTTCCATTTTTAAATACCATAATTGTTGGTAATCCTTTTACCGAATTTGTTAATGAATCGTGATCTATATTATTTAATTGATCTGAATCTATTTCTAATAATAATCCATTACAATTACTTTTCTTTAATCTTTTTTTTAACATATTCCATTGCGGTTTCATATTATTACAATGAATACATAATTTACTGAATACACCTACTAAACATATCTTTTTTTCTAATAATTGCTGTATATTATTTTTATTAAATGTAGGATTTTTCAATTCAATTATTTTCATATATATTATATCAATATTTTATTAATCACCTCTATTTATAATCAATATTAATGTTTATCTATGAAATAAATAAAATATTTATATAATTTAATTACTTATGAAATTTAATTCTAATATTTTAGCAATAATTATTATTATCTTTGTATTTGGCTTATATTATTATGCTAACTTTTATAACCTCACTGAAAATATGGAAAATAAAAAACCAAAAAAATCAAGCAAAGGACATAGATGCCCCAATATGTTGATTGAAAAAGATGGCGAAATTTTACTTTACAATTCTAAAGTTGCCTCTGTTCCAGGTGTTAATCCTCTTAAATTTAAAAGTTTAGATGAATATGCTGAATTTGTTGATTGGCAAAAAAGTCAAGGCATTGAATGCGATATCTTATATTTACAATATACTACTGATACACAAAACAACGATTTAATACAAATTAAACCCTCAATATTCGAAAATAATGGTGGCTTACCATCAAAAAAACCTAATGCTGTTCCTGGAAAACCCGATACTGATTATTTTGAAGAAAATAAAATATTAGATGCTACACTTAACAGCACACCTGATCCTAATGTTAAATTCAATACTGGTATGTATGCTGGTTATGATGAACAAAATCAAGATGTTGGACTTAACACCCCATTAGATATGATATATCATGAAAATAATGCGGATAATAAGAGCCGTAATCCAATGGATAATAATTGGGGAGGTAAAGATTATACAAAAGATGCTATAAATAGAGGAGATTATGTTGGTAGAGAAATTTTTAAATATTAAGTTTCAAGAAAAAACCATTTAAAGATATTTCGCACTTTTTATACTAATATGCTTTCGTGGTTTAAGGGTAGAATAATCGCCTTCCAAGCGATTGATCCGGGTTCGAGTCCCGGCGAAAGCAATTTATACATATTATTAAAAAATAATATGTATACTTAAAAAATATAAAAATATTTTTTTATATAAATTATGTTGTTTTTTACAGTCATTGCACTATCAATAAATAGTTTCTTTAATCCTTTATCAAGATTAAGTGCATCTCCTAATAATATATTACCACCAATGCATATAAAATATCAACAAAGTTTTAGTATTCCGTTCGTAGGAACACAAGAAATTGAATATGAAAGAATAGAAAATTTAAAAGCCAAAATTGTTTTAGCTGGTAAAATAAACAACCAAGGCTTTATTTATTATGATAGAAAAAATGTTTATGATTATAGATTAGACCCACATTTATATACAATGTTAAAAAAATATAGATGTAAATTAACTAACCCAAAATACGATAAAAAATGTGATAAAATACTAATTGATTTGAAAGTTAATATTATACGATTTAAAAAACGACTTATTCTAACTAATACAAAAAAATATAAAAACAAATTCAAGCGATATTCTATATGAAACGAATTTTTCCACCAAATAATTGTTTCATTCTTAATTTATATAATGTATTTCTTTTATATACATAATTTATTTTTTCAGTTAATAATACATGAGCTAATACAGGCGATGTCCACCAAAGTTCACCATATTTCTTATCCATAGCTTTATCCTTATTTTTTGATAAAAATATACCACCTATTATACTTGTTAAACCTCCTAACAAAAATTTCATTCTCCATTTGTGTTTCATTAAATATATCTTATAATAATGAAGAGGTGTATGAAATAATAATAAATGTAATTTTGCTATTATTGGTTTATATAACCATAAACCATGAATTAAAGAAGAATATACATATTTATATTTAAATGGTATATCTAATGCCATGTGATAAATAGAACTTATTAATAATACAAATTTTCTTTGTCTATGTCCTAAATTATACACTAATATCGCTACATAAAAATTACAAAGTATTGCATCCACAGGAAAATCTAATATATCTGTTGAACCATGACCTATTATTGGAATTATTAATGGATATTTTATATTCATTCGTTAATTAGTTAATTATAATTATATAATTATGTTTAACTAATAATATTTATAAATTATCTATCATTGATTTTATTGAATCTGATAAATCTGTATATTTTCTACATTTTATACAATTTTCATCATCTTCATCCTCTATCATTTTATCTAAATCTATTGTTTTTCCACTCTTATTATCATCTATCATTGTCATCATACATTTCGCACATTCTAAATTACATATTTTTTTTGTATTTACTAAAATCTGCTTTACTTCTTTTTTTCCTGATTCACCACCTATTTCTTCTGTTAAACCTCTTAATTTATTTTCAATTACTTTGAAAACATTTTCATTTTCATTATTCTTAAATGGATCGCCTTTATTTTGTTTTAAAACACCTGTTCCGAATCCTTCAATATTACTTGAATTTAATGCTGCCAATTTTTTGGCATTTACATTTATATGTTTTTCATAATCAAAATTCTTTATTTGATTAAATACATCTTTTTGAAGATTAAAACAATGAAAGATAAATAATACAAATAATATTGTTAATATTGTATATGCTAATGTTTTATATAATTTGTTAGAGATTGCCATTATTATATAATATATATAATTAAATAATAATAATATTTAATTTAAAAGATAATTTTTTATATTTTCGACTACATTTTTCGAAATTTTTCGATTTGAAATATCCAATTTGAGAGAACACAAACAATCATTATCTTCCTCCAATCCCAACACCAAACTTTTTATTGTTTTATACTTGTTCATTATTGTTTTTGCGCTTTGAACACTTACACCTGGTATTTGCATCAACATTATTTCATTTATATTATCATTTGTTATATTTGATTTTTTTGAAGTTTTTATAACATTAATATATTCATCATTTCCAACTGAATTTTCTAAATTTTCACTTGAACTATTATTTTTATAAAATTGTTCCTTTCCTTTTTCTCTCAAAATTTTATTTACAAAACCAAAAATTATTTCCGCTGATTCAATATTATTTACAGAATTCAAAATTGAAAATCCTTTATAATAACTTAATGATATTAATGATGAATATAATGTGCTCTTAAATTTATTGTTTCTATAATTTATAATACTACCTTCTATTAAATAATATATATTATGGTTTGCTAATTCATTACCAGATAATCTATAAGATTGTTCATTATATCTACCATCTTTTATACTTGATTCCAAATCTGTCAAAGATTTTCTCTCAATTATCACTACTATTTTATCATTTTCTTCATCATAAATTACATAATCACCTATTTCTAAATTTTTTATTTCAACTTCAAATAATCCCTTTTCATTCAAATAATTTATATATTTTTTGATTTCAAAAGGTTCTCTCGTATCTATAAACAATTTCATTAAATTTATTATTCTTTAATTTTTAAATAATTATTTTTATAATAATTACAAAAATAATTATATACTTAAGCTAATAATTTGTTACCAGTTAATACTGGGGGTAATTGGTTAGCGCCTGTCCATAAATTTAAGAATTTTAAGCAAGCTGTTCCATTAGCACATGTTCTTCCTAAACCACAACCGTTTGTGCGTGATGTGGTATTTAAAGCATCACCAGTAGACCAGTCAACGCCATTAGCCGCAACTGACATAAATTTGTATCCTGGCATTCCAGTTATGTTGGGTCTTACGTTTGTTGTTGGCGCTAATCCAGGCATTGAACCATAATGGCAAGTTTGATTTGTTAATCTTCCGCTTGATCCGATTAAAGTACTTTTTGACATTTTTTTATAATATTATAATATATTTTTTTTATTTTAAAAAAAATTGTTTAATTAAATTAATTTAAATATATACCACTAAATAATATTAATATGGTTGATGTTGCTAAATTTGAAGATTTGACTATAAAAGACGTAAACACCGATAATGAATCCGACACAGAAAATAATAATATTACTAATGATGATAATATTATTACTTCTGATGAATTGATATTTAATCCTTACAATTCAATTAATAAAGAAATTCAAATATCTCATGTTCAAGAAATACTCAATAAATATGGGATTTTTGCTAAACCATTCAATTTAGAATTATATAAAAGAGCATTTATACATCGCTCCTATACCAAACGACCTAAACTTGAAAATGAAGAAGCTAATGTAATTATTATGGATAAACCTGATGATTGTCTACCACTAAAAACTAAATCTAATGAACGACTTGAATTCATTGGTGATGGCGTACTTGAATGTATCACAAAATATTACCTCTATAAAAGATTCCCTAAAGCTGATGAAGGATTTATGACCGAAAAAAAAATCGCACTTGTAAAAAATGAACATATCGGTAAATTAGCATATGAACTTGGACTACACAATCACTACATCATTTCTAGACACGCCGAAGAAAAAAATATTAGAACTAACATGAAAAAACTCGGATGTCTATTTGAAGCTTTCCTTGGTGCTATCTTCCTTGATTATAACAGAATTAATGTTAAAGATGAATATGGATGGTTTGAAAACGTATTTGTATGTGGTCCTGGACTACAAATGGCACAAGTATTTGTTGAAAATGTCTTTGAAAAACATGTAGATTGGACTAAACTAATCGCTAATGATGATAATTATAAGAATAAATTACAGGTTATTATCCAGAAAGAATTTAAACTTACACCCGATTATGTTGAACTTAATGATAAAGAAAATGATCCTGAAACAGAAAAGATTTATTCTATGGGATTATACATTTGTTTTGGACAAAATATTCATAATGCTAATATTACAGACGCTGTTAAATTCACTGATATTAAATCATTTAAAACTATTCATACTATGCTTGAAACTAACCCTAAACTATTAGTATTCTTAACTAAAGCTGAACATAGAACCAAAAAGAAAGCCGAACAAATGGCCTGTGAAAGTGCTATTAAATTAATTGAAACTTGTGATAATTAATAAATTTTAATTTAGGAATTATATATAAATATATTGTATTAAATTATATATAATGTTAGATGAACAAATTGAAAATTTACAAATGAAGCCATTACCAAAAAAACATGAACCTTTCTCATTTTTTATTGAAAAAAAAAGAGATGCTGATTTACCTACAATAGTTGATAAAACAGGTGAAAAAAAAATTAATGCTGATGACTTTATAAACAAAATATATAAAGAAATTGGTATTTTTAATGAAGATAGAATAATTACAAAAAGACAAATAGAAGAACCCGATACTTTATTTGAAGATATTAAAGAAACTGCTCCAACTAAAGAACTAGAACAATTGAAAGAAGATAAATTAAGAAATGTTATGAAAACCTCTGAAAAAATTATTATTAGACAATATCAAGAAGAAAATAAACGCTCTATTAAACTACCACAAGATACTGATATCGTTGATATAGAAATATCTAAAAAATCTCAATATGAGAAAAAATACAAAACAGTTGCCGATGACTCCGAATATAATAGTGATTTACAATTAGGAGACACTAAATATGTTGATAGATTACCTAAACAAAAATCCAGTAGCTTAATTAAAGCCAGCGACTATTACTTATATAACAGAGAAAACTTCATTAACTTTATTAATAACTTATTCTTACCATACAAGGATGAACTTTTACAAGAAGAAAGAGATATTGCTGATGGTAAAATAACTGTCAGCTGTGATGAATCATTAAAAAAAGACTTTAGCCTTTTAACACATCAACAAATTGTTAGAGATTACATCAATGTTTTTTCACCATATAGAGGTTTATTATTATATCATGGTTTAGGTTCTGGAAAAACCTGTTCTTCTATCGCTATTTCTGAGGGAATTAAAAACGATAAACAAGTATTAGTTATGACACCCGCATCATTAAAAGCTAACTACATAGAAGAGTTGAAAAAATGTGGTGATTACTTGTACAAAAAAAATCAATTCTGGGAATTTATTGACACTAATGATAATTCTGAACAATTAAAAAATCTTAGTAGTTTGTTAAAATTACCACAAGAATATATTAAGAAAAATAATGGTGCTTGGTTTGTTAATGTTCAAAAAAAACCTAACTATGAAGATTTGACATTCGAAGAACAACAACAAATTAATGAACAAATTAATTTAATGATTGATTACAAATACGAATTCATCAGCTATAATGGTCTTAGAAATAATCATCTTACATCTATGACTAAAAATAATACTATAAATCCTTTCGACAATAAAGTAATTATCATTGATGAAGCTCACAATTTTATTAGCAGAATCGTTAATAAATTAACCAGAAAAACTTCATTATCTATGAAATTATATGACTATTTAATGGAAGCCGAAAACTGTAAAATTATTTTATTATCAGGCACACCAATTATTAATTACCCCAATGAAATCGGTATATTATTCAATATATTACGCGGCTCAATTAAAACTTATGGTTGTAAATTAAACCAAAATAGAGGTAAAAATATTAGCAAAGAATCATTAGAAAAATTATTAAAAGACCAAAACATATATCAACACGTAGATAACATAGATTATAACTCTCAAACTAATGAATTATCTATTACCAAAAATCCATTCGGTTTCGTTAAATCTACCAAACAAAACAAAGTTGTATTTTCATCTGAAACTTTATCATCTGATGAATTTAAACAAATTATTCTTTCAGCATTACAACAAAAAGATATTAGCATTGTTGGTAATGATATTACTGTTACTTCATATAAAGCATTACCTGACAATTATGATGAATTTAAGGGATACTTTATTGACGAGAAAAATCAAATGAAAAATACTGAAATGTTCAAAATGAGAATTCTTGGACTCACTTCTTACTTTAGAAGTGCTCAAGAACAATTAATGCCTGCTTATGAAGATGATCAATTGCAAATTGTTCAAATTCCTATGAGTGAATCTCAATTCCAAATTTACCAAGAAGCAAGAACACAAGAACGCAAGTTAGAAAAAAATAATAAACCTAAAAAACCCAAAAATAAATTACAAGCCGACGATGTGTATAGTGATAGTGTATCAACATACAGAATTTTTTCTCGTGCTTTCTGTAATTTTATTTTTCCACAACCTGATATTAAAAGACCTATGCCCATTAAAAATGCTAACATAAAAGAATTAGATGCTGTTGTTAATAATGAAAATATCTCAGAAGATATATTAGATGATATAACACCTGACCAAAAAGTCAATAATATGGACAATAATTATGAAGCCGACGATGTTGAAGCTATTAGAAAAGAACAATTTGAAGTTAAAGATAGAACATATCAAGATCGCATTGTAACAGCACTTAAAGAATTAGAAAAGAATTCTGATAAATATCTTACTCCAGAAGCTTTATTAACTTACAGTCCTAAATTCTTAGCCATACTTAAAAACATGATTAATCAAGACTATAAAGGTATTCATTTATTATATTCACAGTTTAAAACACTTGAAGGTATCGGCATCTTTAAACTTGTATTGAAAGCTAATAATTTTGTTGAATTCAAATTAAAGAAAGGTCCTGATGGATACAAATTAGATATGAAACCAGAAGATATAGGTAAACCTATGTTTGCTTCCTATAGTGGAAATGAAACACCAGAAGAAAGAGAAATCATCAAAAATGTTTTAAATAGCAACTGGAATTTAGTTTCATCTACTATCGTTAATCAGCTAAAAACAATAGCAACTAACAATCATTACGGTCAAATCATTAAAGTTTTGATGATTACATCTTCTGGCGCTGAAGGTATTAGTTTGAAAAATGTAAGATATGTTCATATTATGGAACCTTATTGGCATCCTGTTAGAATACATCAAGTTATTGGACGTGCCAGACGTATTTGTAGTCATAGCGATTTACCAAAAGAATTACAAACAGTTGAAGTATTTTTATACTTAATGACTTTAACAGAAAAACAGCGTGACGATTTATCAATTGACTTAAAACGCAATGATATTTCTAAGAAAGATAAAAATAAAGTTCTTACCAGTGATGAATTCTTATATGAAATTTCAATGATTAAAGAAGATCTAAATAAAGAACTATTAACCAATGTAAAACAATCCGCTATTGATTGTAGTATTCATTCTCGTTCAACATCTAAAGAAAAATTACAATGCTTTTCTATTGGTAATCCTGATGAGAAAAATTTTGCGTATGTTCCTAATATTAAAAAACAAGACAATGATAAGTTGATGGAATTGAATAAAAAAACTGTTGGTATTCAATTACAAAAAATTAAAGGTAAAAATCTTGGCATTGATAAAAAAACCAAATTGGTTTATGATTGGGACGCATCTCAAAAAGGCGATTTAATATTGGTTGGTAAATATAGAATTGAAGATGGTAAATACATAATTAAAAAAGTATAAGAAAATTTACTACATTTATAGTTTCATATTTATTATAAATGTAATGTTTATTGTTTGTCTAATTTTTCTATAATGCTTTCCAATTTATTTTCTAATGATGATACTTTTGTCAATAAAATATCTATTTTGTTATTATAGTTCATTCTACTTTCTCTACTATATTCCTCATTTATTAAATCATTAAAATCACTCACATTTACCTTTGAAGCTGAGCGTTTATATTTCTCTTTATTCAATAATGGTGGTCTATTTAGCTTCACATTCTCTTCTTGAAATCTTACAGGTGATGCATTATTTACATCAACTTCTAATTTATTTTCGGAAAGTAATTCTTCTATTGATGTTATCTTAGATTTGGGCGCAACATCATTTTTATTATCACCTACCATTATATCATTTGTTACTATTAAATTATTTTCAGATATTTTATTCTCTTCTACCTCTTCTGTCTTCATTTCTATATTTCTTTCTTTTTGCATTCTTTCTAAAATATTATTCATCTCATTATTATCTAAAGGTTCGTCCGTTTTGTCACTAAAATCTATCGCTTTTGGTTTATCTGGATTTAATGTTTTGTCCATATATTCTTTCCTTTCTTGTAAATTTCTATCAAAAACCAAAACTTTTTCATTTTTAAAATCATCTTTTACATTACTTCCTCTCAATAAAGTTTCCTTAAATCCATTTATTTCTTTTGATACACTACTCAATATTTTTTTATTTGTATCCACTATATTTTCATTTTCATTTACATATCTTAATATGTTTTTTTCAAATATAGATTTCACCGTCTCTAATCTATTATTTGGTATTCCACTAAATATATTATTTTCAAACAATATATTCCATAATAATTCTTTATTTTTTGAACTTGATACAGCTTCCATTTATTAATATATAAGTTATTATTTTTATATATTAATTATTATTTTTATTTATTCTGGTGTATTATAGTATTTTAATCTATAACTTTTCATTAATTCATCTGGAACTCTATTTTTTTTAAAATATTCAGGTTTTTTTGTTCCTTTTAACAGTTCAATTATAAAATATAAAGCATAGACGGCACATTGACCATCCTTATACTGATGAACTTTCCCCTCATTACTCATAAATTCAAAATTCTTATTTAATTTACGACCCTGTTCTGT